ATGCCGATTGCTAATTTAGGAAGTAAAGGGCTCTTGAGAAAAGGCGTTCTTTCTCCTATATTGGTTTGCAATAAAGACTCCGTTCAAGAAGTATGTGTCGTTCGCCTAGCGAGTTCATCTAACGCCTATATCGGTATGATATTGTATGTATATTGGGGTGGTTCTACAGGTCTGTTCTTTATTAATAGTAAGACTGGTAACTCCTATATCATAAGGAAAGTCAACGGTAGTATGATTTCTGAAATAGAGTTCAAACGAAAAAATGATCATCTCTTCGTTCGGAGCAAGACAAACACAGCTTCATTTCGTGTAAGTGCTTTGTTTTTGGATACTACTGGGGTTGACCTGTCTTTATCCATGAATATAGTTGATGAGAATCTGGATGATGCTGAAGATATAGAAATACTATAATTCTTTGGTAACATGAGGAGCGGACGGGTGTGGACCGGCACCCATCCGTTTTATCTCATTAAAATATGACTTATTTTTAATACTATGTTGTTTGTATTTGTTTCCAATCAGTCCAAGTTCCATTATTACATATTCGAATAAAAAATCTGCTCTGAAAATCTACAAAAGTTTGCTTGATGGTGACCTCATTAATAGCAATCGTTTCCAAGAATCCATAATTACTTGATGTATTGGGTTTATTATCCAATGATTGGGTTTTATCGACAAACATATATCCAGTATTATTAGCTTCATTAAAATCAGTAATTTCACCAAATCTCCTTTTGTACCACGTATCATTTATCCCTAACAGTCCTTCCAGTACTGAGGCATTGGCTTTCAACGCCTCACTTAATTCCATCTTTTCCATAATATTTTTTATTTACCAGTTTCCAAATTGTTTTTCTTATAATCCTGCCATGAGTCGGCGAGCTGCCCCACCGAAGCGGAAGTGTAGAGGTCAAGTATATGAATCTCGTCATCGGCAAGCTCCACAAGCTCGTTCCGATAGATCTTCTCCGCAAGCACGTGCGCCGGAAGACCGGGCACGTTCCTGTAAATGCCGTCAGCAATATCCTTACGGATATCCGCTATCACCATATCCTGTCTGTCTATCCCCGTGAACAGGGGAAATTTTGTAAAATCAACTTTCATAATATTCTTAATTAAATACTGTTATCCGCAATAAAACATAACCCAATAATTGCCCATACATTTAACGAATCCGGACGCATAATCCAGATCAATGGAGGACATCTCTTTTCCTCCGGGGGCAGGCAGGATGCGCCCGCCTGTCAGTCTTACCCCGCCGCTCATACGTTTGAAGTATATGGTATGTCCCGGAACATCCGGAGGAAGTGTCACTTCTATATTACCCGTATTAATAAACATCACATTGTCATCATTGTTATTCAGGGAAGTGCTGACGGATATGTTCCTCCAGTTCCCCACTATGCCATGAAGAGACACATAACTGTCATTGTTCGGATGAAGGAAAATGTTACCCCCCTCCACGAACAGAGGAATGCTCAGGGTCTTGATGTGCATCCCGATCATGGCATTCGGACTCTGTATGTCAATTCCGGCATCATACGATATCCCTTCGATTGTGACAAATTTCGTGTTCCCTCCGATTTTTACACGTGCAAATGTCCTTTCGTTATAAAACTCTATCTGTCCGGCGGACAGGTTGAAACCGACATGGGAATCCGTCCCCTCATAAAGAGTTTTTGAGGACAACATGCCGGAATCTATGGAAAACGGACCGATACGTCCGCTATCCGCCGTGATTTTTCCGCTGATGTCCACATTGACCGCCCTGATACCGTCCGCATCAATCATGGACGCCTTGATCTTCTCGGTCAGCAACAGCTTGGTGGCGATAAAAGTCCAGCTCTGTGCTACCTCCCAGTATTTTATTTTTCCCGAAGCCACATTCTGTTTGGGGGTTTCCGTCGAAACCGACGTATGCGAACGGATGCACAGGTACAGCAGGTTGTCATAAAGTACAATGTCGTAAAACTGCTGCCCTTGCTTGCCCTCCAGGTAAGACACAGACGCCCCCCATACACGCATACGCATGCGCGCTCCCTTATCTCCCTTGTCACCTTTTGGAGCAAAACTGACCTGTCCGGTTCTAGTCACCAACGGCATATCACCTCCTTATTCCTTGGTTGTGATGGTCCATGCCACGTTGCCTCCTGCCTGCTGGCACATGTCCCAAGTACACGTGCCGGAAGTGGCTGCTGTACCGGAAGTAGACGGGTTAAGGACTACTCCTGCACTGTCCATGAACACGAAATAGAAAGTCATGTCCTTGTACTTGGTGGTACTCCCACGCTTGACCAGAATGGGCTTATAGACCACCGTGTCACCACTTTCCCGGATGGTCTCGTCCTCGGGCGTGGGATTCAGGATCAAATCAAACGGATCGGACGCATCCATTACGGACTGCGTGTCCTGACCGATGAGCTTGCCGCCCTGGTACACCTCCGCCTTGAACACACCTGTCGTGTCAACCATATCGTTGGTGACGGTCAATGTCTGTGTGGTCTTTCCGCTCAGCACGCTCCACGCACCGTTGACCTGGTTGTACCACTTGTACGCCAGTCCGGTAGTGATCTCGTCACTGCCCATGCGCGCTACGGCTTTCAGAATGCAGCTCTGCCCTTTGTCCCGAAGGGTAAAATACTTGTTGTCACCGGCAATGATCGTCACATGCTTTTGGTTTCCGACCCCCTTGGTAATGGGGATGCTATAGACGAACTGGACGGTGTCGCTGGTATTCCCAACGGTCACGGTGGCTTCACCCTTGATGGTACAAGAGGCCGCTCCGCTCGCCTTGACCAGATTCTTGACGATCTGCAATCCGTAGTAATCCGTCGTACCGGGCTGGTAAGGGATAAACTTGAAATGTCCCGTCTCACCGCCAAACGTGTTGGTGGAGACATTGCCCGAGAACTTGATCTCGACATCATTGAAATACCATTTCATGGAGGAAGGAACCACCAGCCCTTCCGCCACCCGCGAAGAGGTGAGAATGAAGGACAAGACGGGCTTGAGCGAAGCGAAATCCGGTGCGATGTTCGTCGGCGCGGACGCTTCGCCCATATACTCCTGATACAGATCTCCCTGGTTACACTGGATGGCAGGCATGTATACGCCGCCCTTTTGCGAAAATATGACCTGTCCGGTCGCGCTGGCCAAACTCATGACGCTCCTCCTTCCCCGGTCGTTTCCGTACTATCCGTGCCTTCGGAGCTTTCGGTGTTGTCCTCCCCCCAAGAGGCAGGTGTGAATACTTCGACGGGATGGTCCGTACCGTCTATCTCTTCTTTCGCCGCCTGCGGGGTCAGGCAGATGCCGCCCGCTTCCTTGGCCCTGTCAAATACCGTGTCGCCGGGGAAACGTGCCACGTCCGCCTGCCACAATAATACATTGCCATCCGCTGTCCTGTTGCGGATATCGGTCAGATGCAACCGGTCGGCAACCTCCTTCGTTACTTTAATGTAAAATGCCATACTACTATTGTTTTTAATGTTATCCAAATTTTCTTACTACTACCGCCTTGCCCCCCTGTGTGAGCACCTTGCCGCCTTGTGTCAGCGCCACGTAAGGGCCTCTGTCCTCCACCTCCAGCTTTAACATCATGCCGTTGCTGAAAGGTATCCTGGGAGAGTATCCGTCGGCAACCTTGGCATATCCGGCATCTCCGCTCTTCTTGACGTACCAGTGGCAGTTAAACATGGCGGACGGATTCGGGATAACCCCCATGGTATCCCGAATGACGGGTCTGGGAAAGATGACGTAAGTCCCATCCGGAACACCCGTAGGTACGCCCTCCCAGTCGGCTTCAATCTTCGGAATCCTGCGGCGTATCACCGTAGAGACTGCCGGGTCCGATATGCCCGGGGTTGATGCCGGAGTCCCGGAAGCCGCATAGGTGGCTTTGCAGACAATCGTGATGTCATCACCTATATAATTGCGGTCAATCTTATATACATTCTTGTTCAGTGATACAAACTCCCAGTCGTTGTCACCCGCTCCTGTGGTTATCGCCTCCAGCGCTCCCGTAGACAACAGACGGTACCAGAAGAACTTGCATTTGCCCGTAGCCGTCACGTCCGTGTCGCCTACCATCAGTTTAGCCGTGATGGTCTGTGCGGTGATGTCACGCACCGGGTTCCAGTCCAGCGTGGACGGGCTGTCTATCGTCAATACGGGGATCGCATCCGTACCGTCAACCGCGCGGACAAGACGGCTCATCTGAAAAGTAAACAGCTGTCCGGTACGTGTGTCGGCATATTCCGCGTAAAACTCCAGCGTGACGGGTTTTAGGACGGTGACATTTTTTTTCATTGTGATCTGTCCCTTGCTGTCACCGGACTCCGTAATGCCGTAGCCTGTGTTTGTCGATGTGATAAGTGTGCGTGTGGTTCCGATGCGCTCGTACCACTTCATGTTGGTCAGCCTGGAGTTGACCGCCCCGATTTTAGTCACCGCTTCCGGATCGGTGGCGTTGCACCGCGGAAACAGGACCAGCGGTGTCAGCGTATAGTCCGGAGTGTATTCAGCTTTGTCAGCCTGGTAGACCTGCATGTCCGGCACGCTGCCCACCACCTCGATGTTACAACTGGTTTGTAACAGCCGGTAGTTGATTTCTATTTTTCGTTGCTTTGTTGCCATTGTATAAAACCATTTTAAAATGTTACAAAATTCTCCGCCACTTCAAACTGCTGCCCGTCACGCAATAACGCCTGTGCTTTAAACGTACACACCCGCATGTTGGTATAATTCGGTCCGAGATCATCTATCGTCAGAGGAAGATTTTTCCCGGCGCCGGCACGCTTCACCGCCCATGCGTTATCTTCTGATACATTCCCGGTATCACGCGTCCAGCTCACATCAGCGTCAAGTATATGATCTGTCACGTCACGGTTGTACAGCTTGCCGGTAATATATAACGTTGTGGAAAAAGTCTCGATATCAAAATACCACCCCTTTGTGCTGCCGATCTCTATCGTAAATTCCGGGTTCCCTTCCAGCATCGCCCATCCGGCCGCCGCATATTGCGGTTCGTCGGCTGTTCCCGTCATCAGGCACTTCCATTTGCAGCCGTAGTGCCAAACCGTGTCCGCCCGCTCCTGCGTATTGGTGTAAGGATTGTCAGAGGACGCGACTTCGGCCGACCAAAAGCCACGGTCCACCAGTTCCTGTACGGGCAGTCCCTGCCAGTCCACCCGGTAAAGTTCACCGAAGATGCCGGCACGGGCGAATATGTACGAGTGCTTATAGTTGACGGGGAGATTGTCAAACAAATCCAAATTGGGCAAACGCCCCAATATCATGTAATAGTTGTTCTGTTCCAAGACAGGCTTCGTTACTCCTTCCAGCCAGACAAGACATTTATCCGTGGTGGCGGACAAATACCAGTAGCTTTGCCTGTCCTCATTGAAGGCGTTTCCTCTTCTGGTAATGATCGTCAACTCTGTGGGAGGATAGTTTTTACCGCCCGGCACCTCACTGTCCGGGTATGACAACACCGAGATGGAGTTGGCCGGGACATTCTTGGACAGCACGCGCATCCACGAGGCGTAATACTCCCCCGTTGAAAAGAGGTTGTTTACAATCCCGTACACTATATCACCCTCCTGGAATGCGGTGAAGTCATTCTCCCAGCGCTTGCGCAATTTCAGGGTATAAGTTCCGTCGCTCTCTAAAGCCACGGACTCAATGACTCCGTTCTCGGAATATGAGGTGTCGCCTTCCTGTGCGTTCAGACGGTTATAGATGATTTCCTTGAACACTGCGGAGCCGCGTACCTCAAGACGCTCGAACTGACCGCGCCCGTCAGGATAGATACCGGCACCTTTACCGGCAATCATGGAGTCGATGAACTTGCCGAACTTCAATAAGAAATTTGTTCCGTCCGCTTGATCCTTACGAAGGAACATTACTAAGGAGCGCAATGCGGAATACACGTTACTATCCGTGGCCGGTGTAGAGTCATTCCTTCTTATCACATACACACCGCTGTCACCATCGCCCGTATAGGTCTGTCCCTTTAGGGTAAGGCTCTCAACCTTTTCCTCCAGCTCCCCGATACGGGAATAGGCGGCGGTTTCCCCGACAGTATAAACAGGTGAGTCAAAGGAATAGTCAAGATTGAATTCAAATCCGATAACCCTTGACTGTCTTCCGTTCTCGAAATAAGCCTTGTTGATAAGGTTGACCTTTTGACCGATGCCATAGAAATTGTGAATGCCATCCTCACGGTATGCGTCATTTGACATCATCGTGCAGCCATAGGTACTCGGGTCTATCTTGGATTTGGCAGCGTACTTTTCAGTCTTTTCCTTCAACTCCTGCTCGGCGGCACCCACAAGCCCCAGCTCGGTTATTTTCGTACTGTCCCAGCCGGAAAGCACATATTCATCTCCATCCTGGGGAAAGAGCACATCACCGGGAAGCGGTCTGCCATAGTCCTCATTCCTGACTATCTCCCAAAGCTGTGCCTCAGGGTTCCATCCGCCATCCTCCAATTTCTCCGGCTTTCCCTCAGGATTGAACTTCACGGCAAACTCCAAACCGTTGAGAAGTCCGGACGCGAAACGTATCCTCAGCTCCTGACCGGGGAGGATATATTTCTCGGAAAAGTTAACACCCGTGTCCCTAAAGCGGTAGGCATTCCATTTTTCCTCGGTGGTTGTGCCGTCCTCATTCTCCACCTTGTCCGTCACTTCGATAGTGGTGACATCCGACATGATGCCCGTTCTTCGAGGATAGACTTCATCGAAGATAACCACCTGCTCGACGGCTTCCTCGGTAGTCATATCAGGATAAGCGTCAATGTAAGGAGTGCCTTCGGGAAGCATTAAGCGTTTTTGCACCACGCCGTTCACAACCACGGTCTCGTCAACCGGACGGTAGTCAGATGGGATATTCTTTGTTGAACCAAAAGCGTAGATACGGGTGGCATAAGTGGACTGGGATTCTGACTGTGACATTTCCTGCACGTTTTTCCCGATTTCGAAATCCACCGCATCGCCAGACTCACAACGTCCGAAATGGATGATGTTTTCAGTCACCCAACATTCACAATCCCATTTCTTCGCCATCTCAAAACAAGCGTCAAGGATGTTGATGTTATCGTAACTCATCAACTGGGACTTGTTTTCGACTGTGGAATCAATGGAGAAAACAAAATCCTGTCCTTTGTATGTGTAACCAAGAGCTTTCAAATTTCTAAGGACTATACCGGCTTGTACGTCAAGCGGAGCGGTCAGGTTCCAGGACGCCTCCTGTCCGGTCGTCTCCGGGGTATATTTGAAGATTTTGTTTTTCCATTTCCAGTAGTAGGCGTCAAGTCTTAATTCGTAATCGTAGCCGGCGGTATTGGTGTTGAATGCGGGCTTCTGCAAGTCGCACACCTCGAACAATCCGAAGTTACATTCCACGTATGAGCCAAGTTTGAAATATATGGGATTCTCTAAGGAGAACTTTAACATGATGTAGTCCTCCTTCATCAGAGTGAACTTACGCTTGCAGCCTTCATTGATCAAAGTTGTAAGCAGGATAGCACCGGATATGTCTTTGATGTCGATTTGTTCCATGTCTTCAAAGTTCGGGGATAAAAAAAAGAGTGCCCAATTTTGAGCACTCACATACACGACAATAAAACCAATGTCGTGAATTAGCTTCTGTTTGCCGGATTTGGCTCGTTAAACTTGGCTGAAATTTTTCCGAAAGTTCGGTCTAAACTCTGTGCGTAAGTGACACTCTTGCCAGTATAAATAAGATGGTAAACCTCGCTACTATTAGCAGGAATCTGAATATCAACCACACCTTTATACAGCTCATCAAAGAAAGCTTTCTTCTTTGCTTGATAATCAGACTGAGAATTACCCTCGATAGTGAACGAAAGAGTTATTTCCCTCTCATCGACTTTAGGATTATTGATTATTACCCGTTTCCCATGTTCAAGTCGGCTTTTGTTCTCAATAAAATCCTTCATGGGAGCGGATGCCCCAATAACATCAAGAAACCCCTCTCCCATTCTCACGCCCCATGTTGTATAAGCGTTTTCGCCATTAATTAATAATTCATTCATAAACTATAATTTTGCTGTATTCTTTTTAACCTCTGCTATATCTCTTTGCATCTGTTGAATAGGTTTGACGATTGCCCCTGTATTTTCTGAAATCTGTACCAATTCAAGATAGGATTGCGCTATCAAATCCCGCGTATCATCAGCAATATTTCTTGTTTCCGTATTTATGGAAAGTAGAGCATCTGCTTTTACTGTTAGTAAATTAAGCGATTGAGATTGAATGATATTTTGATTCTTTATCTCTTCTCCTGCAATCTGCAATGCTGTAAACCTACCGTTCAACTCTTCGCCAGTATCTTGACTCATTGCCTGAAAACCTCTTGATGAAGAAGATTGGGAATAGGACTCCTGTGAAATCTTGTCATATCCGGTTGCTGCGGCAAGCTCGTCACGGAGCTTCATGGCTTCGTCCACATAACCCATGTATTCATCCATCAGCTCCTTACGCTCATTATTATCAAGCGTACCATCATCCTTCATGGCTTCACCGAATTTATCATACCATGTCCTCAGTTTGTCACTAAACTGTTCACCGATGGCATTTGACAGCATCGCCTGCATGAAATATTTGGATATGTCATCAGCAAAATCCTCCGCACTCTTCTCCATATCCATCAGACTGCTTATAAAACTGTCATACATGGAATCGAATGACATTCCGATCAGGCCCTCATAAAGACTGTCGGTCAGTTCTTCCAGTTTTCCTGCCTGCTCTATATAATCATCCAGCTTGTCGGTAACACGCTCACCGTAACCTCCCTTACCGGAAGATTCCATGATATCCCATAACCATACGTCCGACCGTAGAGCCTTCATCTGTTCGGGGGTCAGATTCCACAAGGAATCGGTGCCGGAGAAATCCTGCATGCCGGTAGCTTTTCTTGCGTGTTCCAGCATTTCATCCGTCCATTTCAGATAATGCTGCCAGCTGCCATGGCTCTTATGATATCCGGCTTGCTCCTTTGCTATTTGCAGATAGTTTTTATTGACTTCCTCCTGATACTTTACAGCTTCCCTGTAAGATTCAACCGATTTCATTCCCTTGCTTGCCTTCATCTCGTCAGTCAGATCCTCGATGGCCGTTTGCAAAGTTTCATTCCTGTCCGTCAGCCTGTCTATCGTTTCCTGTACTTCCTTGGCGTTTCCACCTATTCCAAACAGGGAGTTGAAGCCTCCGAATGAGATTGCGTTCAGGATGTTTCCTATGCCGTTCCTCAATGACTTGCCGATTGTGACAAACAAATCCCCTGACAAGACATCACCGATAATTCCACTGACAGCGTTCAGAACAGCATCAAGCAGACCACCGACAAGATCACTTAATCCGTCTTTGAGTACGTCAATGATGGACAGAATCCATCCGACAATGGGGACCTCCTTAAGAGATTCTGACGTTTTTCCTATGACATCCTTGAATCCGTTCACGGTTTTGATAATTCCGCTATATGCGTTATACAATCCACCGGATGAAATCTGCTGCAAGCCTCCCAATAAATTTTCCATGCTTGCTTTCAATATGGTGGCAGTATCAGTCACATTACGCTGGGCCTGATTGGCGATATCAGTCTGTGTCTTCACATTGGCGGATGCAATGTCAGCATTCTGCCGTGCTGTTTCAAGAGCGTTTGCTGCGGCTTGTTTCTCACTTTCCGTTCCGCCCTTCTGCGCTTTGGTGTAATCATCCTGTGATTTCTTTAGTCTTTCCAAAGCAGCTGTTTCAATCCCTATGGCACTGATACGATTCTGTTCTGCTATTTGATAGGCTTTTACATCCTCTCCAAGTTTCTTGAAGTTGACTCCACTTGTACCACCCAAAGACTTTTCCATCTGGCTGATGGCGTCAATCAATGATTTCTGGCTTGCCTGATCGGAGTTCTTGAACTTGTCAGTCCGTACATATTTTTTCGCTTCGTCCAAGGCGGGCTTTATCATGTCGGAAAACATGGAACCAAACTCACCGAACACAGTAACCCAATCTATATTGGCTTTTATGGCTTCTGTTTCCTTGTTCTGTATGGCAACATCACGTTGTTTCTCCAGTAACTTTACTTGTGCACTATTAACACCGTTTTCTTCCTGTGCTTTCCTTATTTTTTCCGCATACTCTTGGGCGATAGCCAATTTCTGCTGCTGGAACGTGCCATATTCTTTCAAGTAGTCGTTCAAAGCCTGTTGTTCGGCTTTCAGCTGTCCTTCAGTTACATCGGAAATATCTTTATCTCTCATACTTTCGGCATTGGTATAAGCTTCTGAAATTTTCTGTGCCTGCTTGTCGGTCAGCTTACCGTTACCGGCTTTGCTCCATTCTTCCTCCTGTTTTCTTATCGCATCAATCTGTTTCTGATAATCAAGGTCAATCTGTTTCAACTTCTTTTCCGTGCCTTCTCTCATCAGGTTGATTTCATCCTGTTGGTTCTGACGGTGAAGTGAAAGAAGTTGTTCGGCTGTCTTTTTTTGTTCTTTTTTTTGCTTTTCAGCAGCTTTTTCCTGCTTGGTCAAAGAACTACCAGTAATACCGCCCAAATTTTTATAGGCTTTTTCAGTTGTTTCTACTCGTTTCTTAGCTTCTTCATACAGCTTTGAAGTAAACTTGGATTTATCCTTTTCTATTTCAGAAAGTTTCTTCTTAGCATCATCCCAGTCTTTCTTCGCTTTCTCATAATCCTGCTTGTAAGTAGTAGGGGATTTCTTTTTAGCCAACGCTCCATTAATTGAAGAAATAACACTTTCTAAATCTCCACCTTTAACCATCATCCCGTTTACAACAAAACCATTGCGTTTGGATGCAGACGATTGAGCAAGTTTCAATTCCGTTTCAAGCTTCTCCTTAGAATAGTTTTTAAGATTGGATTTGTAAGCGGAAATATTATCATCGAACATGTCTTTCTGATACTTTTTTAAAAGTTTAGAGTTTTTCTCCATTTGCTCACGCACCTGTACGTATGACTGATTACCAGAAAACATTTTCCATATTTCTTTATCGGAATCAGACATATTCTTCCGTAAATCAGGATTATCAAATAGCTGCAAATATCTCCGTTGGTTAGTAATCGTTTGTTTTAGAGCATTATAATCATCTCTCCTGCCTTGAACAGAACGCCTTGAATCTTCTTCGTTTATTTTTTGCTTCAACTTTAAGATATCCTCCAACTTTAGCTTTTCAATATCGTATTGTTCGAAAATTTTAGGATATTCTTTACGAAGTTCTTCTAATGATTTTTGCCGAGTAAGAGTAGCCAAACTCTCATCACGAGCAGCCGTTAATAATTCTTCGATTTTCAGCTTGTGTTCCTGTTCTTTTTTAAATGCTGCATCTTTAATGCCGTTATATTCTTTTTGAGCACGGGCGGCAGCAGTTGTACTATCAGACATTGCCCACATTGTAGTAGCAAGCCCACCGATAACGACAGTTAAAGCTACATAAGGATTGGTAAGCATTGCAGCGTTTAAAGCTAACTGCGCTTTTCGTGCCAATAAACGGGCATTGGTAAGTCCAATCTCCACAAGAGTATGTTTACTTTCGGCAGCAGTAACAAGCATCACTGCGGTCCGGTATGTACCATAAGTAACCACTAATCCAGCCAAGATCTTACCTACTGTTTCATAATTCTGAATCAACGAAGTTGTCATTTGAATACCGTCCATGATAACACTTTCCGACTTTGTTCCCAATTCGTTAAACACGGAATCCAAAGCATCCTGCATCATAGACAACTGACCATTGATAGTCTTTGAGGCATTCTCAGACATATTATAGAACTTACCACCTGCGGAAGTTGCATCAATGAATGCCTGTTGAACCATTTCAGCGGAAACAGCACCTTTGGACATTTCATCTTTCAAAGTTGCGATAGATTTTCCGGTCTTTTCGGAGATAATCTGTAACGGGTTGAATCCAGCGTTTATCATTTGATTCAAATCCTGCCCCATAAGTTTACCCGCTGCTGACATCTGTGAAAATGCCAAAGTTAGCGAATTGAACTTACTGGATTCCCCCATAGAAATATCACTAATGGCTTTCAAGTATTTGATAGTGTCTTCTGCTTGTATGTTAAATCCAAGCATCATCTTTTCTGCTCCAACCATATCTGACATAGTAAGTGGAGAAATCTTAGCCAGCTCCTTGATTTGCGGAATCAGTTGCCCTGCCATATCCTTTCCAACCATAGTCTCAATAGCGGTCTGCATGGATTGAAATTCGCCACGAACACGAATCATACTTGACAAGAATTCTTTGATTGAATAACCTCCCAGCAGTTTCTTACCCATATTAGACATGGCTTGTTCCACCTGCTTAGTTACATCTACATTTTTTTCACCATCTTGCCGATACAAAGCATATTCATCGCGGAGCTTCTTTACTGACAAGCGGGCGTTAGCCTGTTCCTGGGTAAGGTTAAATAAAGAACTTTTTTGCTCTTTCAATTTTTCATTTGTAGACCTTATTTTAGCTTCTAAGGAAGAAGTATCACCATCCTGTTTTAATGCTTCACGATACTTGTCTTTAAGACCGGACAATTCATTTTTCAATTGTTGGATAGTTCCACGTTGAAATGTTATTTTTTCCGACAATCCATTCACGACCTGAGAAGCATCGAAGATTTTCCTTTTGAATCCCGTTTCCATCTCCGCTCCAGCTTTGGCTGCATTAGTCACCAACTCATCCAATCTTTGGTTGGATGCAGCAAGTTGGGCATTCAAAGCCTTGAAAGCAGCAGGAGTCTGCGTGCCATCCATGCTCATTAACTCCTGCTTTAATTTTGCAATTTCATTACGAAGTCTTACAACTTCTTCCCAGTCACTACCTATCTTAAAATATAATTTTGACATATCTATTTCTTTTTCCTACGATTAGCCAATTCCTTACCACTGATTCTATTCACCTTCTGACCACCATATACTGCGCGTAATTTATCCCGTTGCATCATCAGCAGATTCCGATAAGGGATAATCTCAAACACTTCTGTATAACTCAGATGCAGCGTGTCAATCAAATGGGCTATCTGCCCGAAGAACGTTGTGTTTCCTACTGTTTCGGTCTTGCTGCCAGCATCGACACGTTCCTCATCGAGCTGACACACTGAAAAGCCGAAATATCCATCATAGAGAAACAGACTTCCAAGGCATCTTTGACTTCTTCAAAAGTGCCGTTCTCCAATTCTTTGACCAAACTATCATTCCCGCAGATGAAGCATGAAATACCTTTCAGCATATCTTCAGTAGCTTCAGGAAGCTCTTTAATAGCTTCCATGACATTATCTCCAGTCATGCCGATATTGGAAAAATGATGAATGGCACGACAGATAATTTTAATTGTAGGAGGTTTAATGGTATAAACCATCCCTCCTATCTCCACATTCATGAAATCCAGCCCTAACAAAGCATCAGAAACCGTTTTTGCTGCTTGATTCATATTCTTAAACTAAAAGGGGGAATGGTATATATCCATCCCCCGGTTATCACTCTTGTGCTTTTACCAATGTTATCTCTTTTTTAAGAGTGGTATCAACTTCAGAAGGAGTGGTTTTAATATCTCCTGACTGAGTGACGTACCCCACTTTCGACACTTCATAGTGAACGGTAGCCCCAGCATTCACCTGCTTTGACTTGACCGTTACACCGTCCAGCTTTACGGTCGCATCGGAAGGAGTAGGTACAATGGTTACTGTAGTTCATGCCTGCAAAGCTTTAATCTGCCCCTCTTCATAGTTATACTCAGAAGAAACACCTTCGATTCCCGGTTCCTGCACCAAGCCTTTTACAGCGATTGCAATTGCCTTATCCGTATTGGCTTCACGGGAAACAATACGGCATTTTGGGAAGATGAACCAGACATCATCATCGGTCAGACAGAACAATGCTTTGTTGATAATAACTTTATCCAAAGCACGCTTCCAACCTACATCTTTAGATGTTGCCTGAATAACATCGCCACCCATGAACGCTTTCTTGGTCTTCCAGTCATATTGTCCGATAGAGAAAGCGGGCGATACTTCTCCCGGCACATCATCGTAACGGTAATTCTTTCCCGTTAATTGGTTCTTGTACCCGGTGACAGAGGCTTCCGTTTCCTCAATCTGCCACGTTTCCCCGTGTACATTCAAAACCTCATCTTTCGCTTTGATAGCGGCTTGAATCAAAGTCTTTGCGATTTCGGGGGTAATGTCTGCCGTTACCTTATCAATGTCGGCAAACAAGATTCTTTTTATTCCTACTGCTGAAATCATAATCTTATAGTTTTACATTTATTACTTCAAATAAAATTCTCACATTCACGTAATGGCATTTCAAAGCTGTATCCGCTTCCGTGCCAATTGATTCGATAGAATAACGATAGGTTGTACCGTCATAGGTGCTTACTACATCATCAAGCAGCTTGCCAGCCTTTCTTTCGAGTTCGTTAAGCCGGATTGTGTTCGCTTCATTCTCGCTTAAATTGGGTACACATAGATTCACTTCTGCGAAAGATTTCTTCCAATACTTTCCCGGCTGTTGTTTCTTCGTGTGGATGACAATCCTTTCGGACTTCAATTCACCCGTCAGCGTTTCACCATCAGGCACTAGATCTATTCCGAAAGCCTTGCAGTCCCGGTAGAGGATGTTTCCTATGTCGGTAGTTACTATCATTCCACAATCTCCCAATCTTCTGCAAATACATCACTGATAGACGGAACCCATGAATCAGCGCGTCCGGTATTCTCATTGTAAATAAGACACTGGCTTGTGTAGTCAATAAAGCCCTTGCCTTTCAGAATAAGGTCTTTTGCTGATTGCGGAATAGATTGCATCTTGGGGATAATATCACTATCAATATGTGCTGGGACCTGTTTGAACACCATTAATCCTTTTCCGTTCCAACCGCTTCTACGAATTGGAAAACCTGCTTTGAGAGCCATAATAGCCATACCAAAATTCATCTTTATTACTTTTGCACCATCAGAACCTTGCATACGCTGTATGCGAGTATCAAGAAGCCGTATATAGTCGAACATTGTACAACACTGCATTTCCAGTAAACACTTGTTGTACATATCATTAACGACTTCATCCATTTTCCCTGAATCTATGAAAGCGGCTAACTTTACATATCTTCCATTGACTTCTTCGGCTTCTATCTGCATACGGTCAAGTGATGTATCGGCGAGTTTATACGCCTCCTCAAACGGTTCCGCTGGCGACCAACTCTCGTACCCGTCAGCATATTTAACGTGATAACCCATGCGCTTTGCATACTCTGCATCAGGCACTCTGCCAACTTGTAATAAATCTCTTTCATAAGCCTCGCCCATTGTCATAGGTTCTGCTTCAATCTGTTTTGTTCCAATGTACTTTTTCATTTTTCAAATTCTTCTTTTAATCGTTTCTCCGCAAATAAAGCAGCACTACTCAAAACATCATACCCTTTAGATTCTACGAATGATGCGTATTCCGCTTCGTTTTTCAATGTCAAACCGTCTTTATTGACATCGTAATCATTGGACGTTCTCAAAGTGAGTGTATGGTCTTGATAATCCCCATGTTCCTCTGCGTACTTCACGGCTTCATCGCCTACATCAATCATCTTCTTTTCGACCTCCCATTCTCCTTCATCGAAAAAGGAGTCGACATCTGAGAAATCGAAATCTACATCCATAATTCCGAGTAGTTAAAGTAGTTTGTACTCTTCACTGTATAAACTTCGCCTTGACCTCTTACGCCATCACCATCCATGCAACGTACTTCATCACCAGCCTTGACAGTAATTCTCTTCTCGCATACCACATGATAATTCGGACGATACACAGAGCCGTTATCAGATGAAAACTCTTTGGTAGTGTTATCATCACAACGGCACTTGCATACCTCCTGCCAGCTTTCACCACCTGTTCCGGGAATAGGTCTGCCAAACTCATCCTTATCCATCGGGGTGATAACTTTTACCTGCAATATGTGTGGAGCGAATATCATAAGAAAGTCACTTTAGGTTTGTTACCCAGTTCGTCTTTCAAACCGTACCGCTTGCACAGAAATGAATAGTAATCCTTAATGCCTTGAATGTTCCAAGACATAGAAAAACCGCTTTCGCTGATGGAAGTGGCACGAAGCAATAGAGAGGGGATGAACTTCGCAATTGCCACCGACACCCGTGTTTGGCAATCCTCGTTCATCTCACCCCCTCCGCTTATCTTTGCGTTCAGACATATATCGAAAAGGTCAGCCTCCGACAAGTTAACGCCGAAGGTCTGAAACTTCTGTAATATATAATCGTTTACTGTCATGCGTTCATCTCACTCAAATCGAAGTTCACAATCAGGTTCGGGTTCGCAATCTGCGGAATCCATTCGGCTGTGTATTCCAGATAGCGACCATTGCCGTCCTTGTAACCTGAAATCAGCATATCGCCATCTGCCTGAGTGTAATTACGTCCCGGTACACCATCCACAGCTTCATAAGGAGTGTGGAAGCGCATATAACCGATTTTATCCTGCGGAAGCAGGGAAATACGACCATCTGCATAAATGGGGATATTCTTACCTGTTTGGTCTACCACATAATCTTCCTTGATTTCAATAGCCGGAAGTCCGATACCTGTAAAAATGGTAGAAGCCAGTTGCGAGGTGATAAGCCCGGTAGACATATACATTTCATTACCTGTAAGCTGCATCTTGAACTTATCACCGAACTCGCTTGACCCGATGATGTTCTTGACGAATGTGCCACGGCTCATAATCATCTTGGGGAATGTGCCGTAAATAGATTTCAGCTCATTCAGTTTCTGCTGCAAGTAAGTGACGAAATAGTTTTTATCCTCTGTGTCCGGCTTGATAAACTTGAACGGCAAGTCGATGTTCAATAAGTCAAATCCTCCGGCATTGTCGTCCTTGTTCTTCACGCTTGCTGCTCCAGTCATCAACAGAGAGCCTACGATAATGTCCATACGCTTGTGCGGTGCCAGCAATACCTGACGGTAATCGTCATAGATGAAGTCCACGATGTCACGCATGGCTGCTTTCTGGTCTTCCGGTTTGGCGGCATTATACTTATCTATCAAGTCCTGCAAGTCAGACAAACGGTCGATTGAGATTTGATAGCGGTCACCCAAATAGGCAATCTCACCATATCCGGAACCGATATTCCTGCGTTCACGGATAGGCTTTTCGCCATAACGGGAGTTGATGGAACCAGCCATCACGCCAGTAACCTGACCGATGTAGTCTTTAAATACACGAGTAGTAGTCCTACGGAAGCCCAAATACTGCTGCCAATAAATTGTGTCCTTTCTTGTCTTGAGGACACGCTGAATCACTGCATTTACAATGTTCGGGTCATTAAACAATGTATGAATAGTTAGCATCATATATTAGTCCTCCTTTCTTTATTTTGCCATTATACCTGCGTTTTTCAACGCTGTCAATAATCCGTTAAAGTTTTCTACCGACACCGTACCAGATGCATCATTCACTTTGGCTGCCTGATTTACACCTCCAAGAGCAGAAGGCGTAGCTGCTGTTAAAGTATACTTGTTAGCTTGTGCTGCAACCCCATCCAATTTGGCTTTATCTTCCTTACTCATCAAACCGTCCTGACTAGAAGAAGCCTTAGGAATTGATACAGTGTCTTTTTCTTGTTTGACATCCTGAGCATTAAACTGGAAGTGCGGCATATTCGCCTTGTCAATATCTGCGAAAGGCATTACCAGCTTGGTCGGTTCGATTTCAAACGCACGCATCAAAAGGGAAACCAATACTATGCCATCCTCTACCTGCTTCCTTTCATACAGAGCTGAATTTGCGATAACTTTGGGCGTTGTACCATCTGCGGCTGTCGCTTCGTAAAGAACTGTTCCAGCTTCTAGATTTTCTCCAAAGTCTGCCGCTAACGTCAGCTTATCAAAAGCTTTGTCAGCCTTGTCAATAGCGTTGATTGTCGCTCCATGCGCACCGTTACCCAAGTGCATACCTTTGTAAGCCAAAGAACGTTTCTTGATTTTCAATGTGGTATTGGAGCCTGTTGTAAACTTCTCATATACTTCCACACGGATAGCCACTTGGGATGTTTTCTTCACCAAGTCAGCTGCAATCGGTGTGAATGAGGGCAAGTACGAGCCGACAACGAGGTTGGTTGTGTCCAACTTGTACGGACCTCTGCGTCTGCGTCCGGTTTCTACGTCGTAGCGTTCTTCCTGCTCAACTTCCGGTTCAAGATTATACTTAAATCCTGCTGCCATAAAATCACTGTTTTTGTTGTTCTACAATTTCTTTAGTGTCGTCTGCAATCATTTTCGCAAACGCCTGAGTCTCATTCTCCAGTTCTTTTTTTGCTGTATCTGGAGGAACTACACCCTTAAAGCCGTCATTCGCAAACTCCTGCTTCAAGTCCTTGAAGTATGCGTCCAAGTCCTCATCGTCCTTAATGGCGCATCGTTTGGCGTAGTTTTCGGGAATACCATACTCCTTTGCCTTTGCCAAAATCTGCTGGCTACGTGTTGCTTGAGCCTTTTCCGTTTCTAACTGTGTTAGCTTATCAGAAAGGTTCTTGTTGGAGTCAATTAAAGCTTGCGCCCATGCAGGCACATCGTCTTTATTCTCTTCCGTTTTGGTGGTTGTGGTAGTCTCGATTGGCTTACCGTCTTTAAGGTTATGCCTCTTCTCGTAGTTAGTCACTGCCGTTTTTGAAGCATCCCCGGCACGGAAATCACCATAGGAATTAAGCACGTCCGAAAAACTGATACCCTCAACAATGGAGTTTACTTTTGTCTCGTCCGTTACACCCTCTGCCTTTTTGGTGGCAATGCGGGTAAGAATAGCAGTGTCCACCCCAGCGAATTTCTGTTGTAGCCCTGCTAAGATTTGTTCTAAGATTGTCATACCGTATGAATTTGATTTATAAATTTCTACGGTAAATTTCGGCATTAATAAGCTATGTGAGAAATTATCAGATAGGTGATACACGACAATGAAACGATTGTCGTAAAATGGTATAAAAAAGGCGTGAAACCGAATGAATCACGCCTAAATATTCTTCTTATGAACTAATCAGAAACCCAACATCGCGGCTGGAGGTATATTCAACACTCGACATAGCAACCTCGCAATTTTGAGGGTCGGTTCCGAACGTCCAGAAATATAGTCATTCACACGCGATGGACTTATTCCAATCTCACCAGCAAGTTGCTTTTGACTCATCCCTTTCTCTTCAAGAGATAGCTCTATCAATTCCGCAACAGTCGGTTTTTCTATCGGATAATGTTCTTTTTCGTATGCTATCACAATATCGGACATAACTGTAAGCTCCACCGCATTTTTATCGTTTGCAGGGGTATTATCATCAACCAATGGCAGAAGTTCCTCTACTCTTGCCAAAGCAAATTCATATTGTTCTTTACTAACTTTATTCATATCCTGTATCTTAAATGGTTGAACAATCTATTTTATCATATTCTTTATGGGTACACACTTTCCGAATAAAAATATAGCCCATTGTAAACTTTACAACTACTATCAGTCGATAATTGTTACCTCTAATATTGAATACATAGTGCTGGTTGCCTACATAATCAGCAGCAGGAAAATCTACTTTAATGTCTGATAGGTTCTTCCATTCAGCTTTTTCCGCTATATCATACCAACGTTCTAAAGCTATGCGTGAATCTTCATAGCCTTTCGTTTCGTAGAACTCTTTCAATTTCTTATGTGATACAATTCTCATATCTCATTTATTTGATGCAAAAATATGAATTAATTTTGAATTATAAAATTTTTCCAAGAAATATATTCTATAATATAGAATTTAGCAATAAAAAAAGCGGAACTAAATTAGCTCCGCTCAATAGTACTATAAAAACATGAAGTAATGAATTATCCCTTGAAGTTAGGAAACGCTGCATTACTATTCTTTGCCCCTTGTTCCTCCTTGATTTCTGCAAGTTCCTCTTCTACCCTATCAGCATTTCCGGCAAACATGATTCCCTCACGCGTTGACCAGATGCCACCACTGACAGCGGAAACGGCAGTAGTCACCTTATCATTCAAATCATCAATCATATATGGAACCAGTTCTGTTTCTATGTCAATGGTCTGCGATGCCTTGCTAAACTCGGTTGGATTGATAGAGCCTAAAGCGGAAACAATGAAATTTACTCTCCGCTGCAAGAACTCACCGATAACCTCACCGTGATTTTCTACCGCCATATGTGCACCCATGAACATAAAGCGGAAAGCGGTTCCTGATGCTTTGCCTACCCCCTTCAACGTCTCAAAGGATATTCTTGGAGTGTTTGACATATCATAAGCCATATTAGTGAGTGTTTCTGCTTCAAATTTTACGGTATCATTTGCCTGATTCCATGTCAGATATTGGGCATCCGCACCTTCACCTGTAAGTTTGACCATTCTATCCTTAACCTTACCCATGAAACCCTCTACATCTCCAATTAGCTTCAGCAGTGGGAAGAAATGGTAGTCTATACAATCAGCATAATTAGATAACAGTTTTTCCAGCCGGACACGGAATGTCTTTATCTTCTTGCAATAAGATTCAGGACGATAAGCATAGAGAACCGGTAGTTTTGGGAATCCATGAGCAAAAGGCGTTCTTTCTTCATACCCTTTAGACAAATCCCATTGATAAACCATTTTGTCCGTGATAGTCATAAAGCAGGTGACCTCCGAATCATCCATGAGCTTCTTTTTATACTCACGTGAGAAAGCAATCATTTTACCTTCGTCGTTAAAGAACGGGTATAGCTTATCACCTCTGAATGGAGACCATAACACGCTTTTCAGTTTCTTGGTGGGCTTGACCTTGCCACCGAACGTAGTCTTAACTTTCTTCCAAAACTTTGCCCAAAACGAATCATCATCGGTAACATACCAATATTCTGCCGCTTCTTGTTCGGAGAGCCAGGCACGGACAATCTTCTTGTTTTGGTATTTGATTTTGTTGGATTTAAATACAGCCTTTACCGCATCCAGCAGCTTCTTTTCATCATCATCAGTCGGAATGCAATCCATAGACGGTTCTGTGCCGACCGTGAAAGCAGTTTGAATGTTCACTATATCTTGTTCCAATGGAATAGAAATACGGTTCACCGGTTCAGTCTTATACTTTGCTTCGATTTCATAAGTCTTACCAGTTTTTTCATCGAAAACTTTTTCGGATTCCTTATCAAGTACTTTTCTGTCCGGATACTTCTTTTTGTCAACCATGATTTCATGTCGTTCCGGATTCCAATCATCCCAAAGTTTGCAACGGTCGGGAAGTTCAGTCTTCCTACCTTTCTTCAGGTAGTTTATCTTCTGCCCGATGTCAGGCAATGCTAATATTTCTTCTAAATTCAATGGCATAGTTTATATTTTTAATGTGTGAATATTCCTGTTAAATCTTTCGGCTTCTGAATCTTGCCAAGAAGCTCACCCAATACATAGTAACGTACAGCATCTATTCCGTGATTGTCATGGTCTTCCGGTTCGTTGATATAGTTCCCGTCCTTATCCTTTGCCCAAACATACTTTCTGAACTCGCTTTGCAAGTTGTACGAGCGTTTGGTTATATAAATCTCCATATCTTTCATTTTGTCAATTCCGGCATTGATAGAGCCTGCACCTTTCTCTACGGCATATATCTTGATTCCTCCGTTGTGTATCTCTTGAATCAATCGAGGGTCAGCACTGTCAGCTATGACTTTCAATCCCCACGGGCGAAGAGTCTTGATGATGTCAGAAGAAAGCAATCCAGTACGGTAATCCACTTCATCCAAGTAAAGGGCGTTATCAACGATACCACAACGAATGGAAGCAGACGGGTCATGCGTATAACCGAAGTCTTGCCCGAAAGCAATTTTCTTTGCCCAAGCCGGGAACTCGTCAACAATTCCCCACTTCTTGAACACAGCACCTTCTGCAACGTCAGCCCACCGGCCGATAACCACATGAGCATACTTTTCAGGATTACTCACCTTTATATCCTCTACCTCTTTTAGAAACTCCGGTGAAAGATTCTCCAAATTATCAAAGTAAGTCGTATGAATGTGGAGCACATTCGGATGAGTGGAAATCTGAACCTGCACACCGTCAATCTCTACCAGCTTGTGAGTTTTCTCAATGTATTTCTTGTAGATGAAGTGATTGGAATCGCATGGGTTCATTATAATGATAATCCGGTTCTGAATACCCTTCTTGCGAATGGAGAGCATTATCTTGTCGAACTCATCTTCGCTTATCCACTCTTCCGCTTCATCGCAGACAAAAGTCGTAATGCCTTGAATGGATTTCAGTTTTGCTGTCTGGTTTCCGGAAGAAGTCTTGAGACCCCGGAACATGATACGGCTCTTAGTCATCTTATTGACTATGTCCGTCTTTGTGGTCTTGAAATATTTCGTGGTACCGTCCAAATCTATCTTCTCCATCATTTCGGGGATGATAGACATACCGGCAGAAACCATCGTGTAACGGGTGTAAAGAATCTGATGAACTATTTTCTCTACGGGAGTCATTTCAAAAGTCAACCGCTCAATAAAAGTAGAAGCATTGAAAGACTTTCCGCTACCACGCCCACCGGTGATAAGAATTATAAATTTTTCCTTATCTTCATATAATGGATGGTAAATTTCTTGGGGTACTATCATTTTAGCTTGTCTTTAATCCAGGAATCAATGTTGATGCCATGCTCTATGTCTGTTGGAATATCAGCGTCTTCATCTTGTTTGCGCTCAATCTTTCTCCAATCTTCATCATGGTGGTACAGCCAAACGGACATTGCTTGCAAATTAGGAGCCAACTCGCTTTCGCTAACTTGTAATTCGTCCTCACCTGTCAAATTTCCCTCTGAATCACGGAGCTTTCTTACCACGGTGCTTTTGGTTTTTATGCCACCGAGAGCCATTGCAAGGAATTTAGCCCTTACAGTGGCATTGATTGTCGCGCGCCCACGCGCTAAGACTTCGGATATTTCGGTGTACTCACTTTTCTTTTCGCAGAATGTTTGAGGCAAAATCCCTATGGCATAAGCAATTTCCTTGTCAGTGAATCCCTTTTTGGCATACGATTCCACGAGAGAAAGAAATTCCTCGCTTGTATAATCAAACTTAGGCTTTCTTCCTCCTTTACCTTTTCTATTTTGAGATTCACTATTGCTCATATTACTTCTTTAATTTTCCACATTTCTCACATTGTTCATACCTGAACTCAGAGAACATCACACTACCTTTCCAAACATAATGATGAACACAAAACAGGTTTTGCTTTAGAACATTCCTTATCCAAAGTATAAAATCGCCAATCATAATTTTAACCGTTATTGTTACCCATATAGACACGGCGAGAAATTGGCTTGTTTCCATAGACATCAACTCCTCTTTTTGAGAAATAGCTATCTATTTTCTCAGCATATCTTCCCATTATGGATTTCGTTCTATCCCTTATGTTTCTTTGTCTTGCAGAACCTAACCCGTATTGTCTTCCAGCGTTGTACATTATTCGTCTGGACTGCTGATATAACTGGCTATATGTTTTCTTTCTAACTCAGCTTTCCTCCCAATAATTAATCTATTCTTTCTACTTGTTCATCAAAAACTTCTCCCTTTATAAACTTCATATCTGGTTCATACCCGAACCTTTCGCAGAAAGCGGCTTTAGCTTCATAGGTATCAAAGGACAACACCACATAGGCATCCATGTTCTCGGCTTGCTTCTGTGCGTTTTCTTTCACCTGATGTTTGACCTCTTTCATGTGGGCAACCTTTTCGACACGTTCCAACTGCTTGGCGGCTTTATCGGCTTCTTTCTGTTCGGAAACTGGGACCATCATATCAGACAAAGCATCCGCAATAGAGTTTTCCTCTTCGGTCTGCAAAAGATAGTCGACACCAATCATATTCAAGTCTGCATCGGTCAGACCTGCATCTTTCCAGTCAATATCAGGAACAATACGGGCAAGAGCGTCAAAATCCCATGTCCCTTGTGCATTAGGGTTGTTCATTAGAATGTTTAACTCCTTTTCCTGCTGCTCGTCCACGTCTATGACATCAACACGAATGCGGTAGTCGTTATCGGGAAACTTTTGCAATTCGTCCATGACAGACAAACGCTGGTGCCCGCTGACTACGGTAAGACCAGTACGCTTGTTCACGACAATTCCACCGACTAAACCAAACTTCTTGATGCCACGTTTCAGTGTCTTACGTGATTCATCGGAAAGTTTTCGGGGATTATAATCCGCAAAGTGAATGGCAGAACGATTAAGTTCCACCGATTCACTCTTTATGTATTTTGATAATTCCATATTAGCCATTACTTAGACCGAAACCTCTCTGCCGAAGAGTATTCCTTTCGGCTCTTGCTATAAGATTATCACGAGATTGTTTTGCACGCCTGCTTGCAGCACTGCTACTCCATGTATTTTTTCTTCTCCAGTTAGCTTCGCTCAATCTTTCTGCCTGAGCATATATCTGTTCTCTTGTCTTTCTTTTTCTGACTCAGCAATCCTCCTTATTAATTTTGTTGATTATGATACTCCCAAAGCACTCTTTCAGCCATCGGGAAAACTCTGTAAATTCTCTGTAAATCTTGCGGGTAATTCTTCTCCATCCAAAGCATACAATCAAGATTGAAACCTACTCCCGAACTGGCTTTCAATGAATATCGAACTGGTTCGGGTAAATTGTGCTGCCTCATATAAGCAAGAATATCCTTTTGTGTCCAATCAGCCAAAGGATAAACCATACCGTTATTCTCGTAACCGTTTACCTCATACCCTTTCAACATAAGCCTACGATTCATACCATCAGCTTTTTTCATGCCCAAGAATGTATAATAAACTCCATGAGTAAGCTGCATAGCCTTTACCACATCTGCCAACTTCAATAGCTTTACTTTCGGATTTGGCACACAATACATACCGCCACGGAGAATATAAGTAAGATTCCAATGTGGTACTTGAACAAACTCTATTTTCGGATATTTGGCTTTAGTCCAGTTTATCCAACGGTTAATATGTTCCAAATTCTTGACAAAATACATGAACACGCAAACAATCCGGTCAAACTTCGGATAGACTAAATCAAGCAGAACAAGCGAATCTTTACCAAGTGATAAAAACAGTAAAGCCTCATTCGATTTTACCCGAATGAGGTCTATATATTGACTCGCTTGTTCTACTTTGTTCATAGCTAGCCACCACTTAAACCAAATGAAGTACGAAGATCACTGTAACGCTGTCTGCGTGATCCTAACTGTGTGGCACTTGCTGTACCTCTACGATTGGCAACCAATCTACCACCTGCCCCTGCACCATTCATATTTCTGCGAGGCCCGGCTACTCTGTTAATTCTTCTTGCGACTCTGCTTTCTAATTTTAAAAATTAAACAAATCAATCTATATGTTTTTCTAATATCTTGCCCAAAGTATAATTCATTTGTGCAGCAAGATATTCTTCGCCTTGATGTTCGTAAACAATATCATTACCGTTTTCATCTGTGAGAATAACAGCTTCTGCTGCTTTCACTTCAACGATAATATAAGGACGTTTACCTGTATATGCACCTGTCAGAAGCTTGATTGCATCGTACTTGATAGGCTTCAATTCTACCTCACCTTCTTCAGGCAGTTCTGCATCAGCCGGATATTCTTTACCGCTACATAGGTAAGTGATATACTTCTTAGCGTTAGTTGGTCTGATTTCACGGTATTCGTGGGTTTTCTTGCCTGCCAAGATTTCATCGAAATACTTCTGTTTGATGCTTAATGTAAGAATGTTCATAATCGTGTCATTTTTTTAATTAATACTCAATAGTTGCGGGGGGCTGAATCGAACAACCGACCTTCACCAAGTCAAAGTGAAAAGCTACCACTGCTACACCCCGCGATAGTACCCCAAAGGTACTACCACAACCAAAGATAACGAAATATCTTCAATCGTTATACACGACAATCGGCTTATTGTCGTGAACTAAGCCATTTATCCCGTCTTTCTCTACACGCCTCTAAGGTAGGCGCACAACAAGCAAAGAGTTCACCACTTTCAGTACGGTAATCGTACTGTACATTCTCACTCTCTTACCTCTCAACCTGGTGTTGTAGGTAGTGTAATTCTCTTTACCGGGCTGGCATACGCTGCAACCTCTTTCGTCGTTAATTGAGTTCATAATTAAATCCCCATTTTACTAATTATTTTCTGACTGATTTTTTCTGCAACCATAGTTTTCAGCTCTTCAATATCAAGAAGGGACACAATGATATTTGCATCAAATTCTTTGGCTACATTCTTTGCAACTGCTCTAACAAATGTGCCGTCTTGTATTGATTTGCTTACGCTTTTGCCTATTCTTCTTGTTACTTCTGCATTTACTATCTGCTCAATATTGAGGCTTTTTACAGCATCACTGACAGCTTTAGACATTGCATTATTCAATGCCACACTGTCTACATCAAGTTCTAACGTACAATTACCTTTCATTTATAATCTATATTTAATGTTTCGCATTCAATTTTTCACATTCAATCTTTCTTCACTCGTATAAGCCACTACAAGCCCTGTTTCATCATGCTGTATGGTGATGTACTTCTCGCCTCTCTCTATGGTAGAAAAGTCGTATGGTGTACATAGCTTACCCAATACCTTGCCCAGTTGTTTCATTAGTGGGGCTTCAGGGCTGATAACTAAAACTAAATCCGCTTTCATAATCGTGTATATTGTGGCAGCTCGAAAGCTACCGGATTAGAACTCAACCAATATCAATCTTTCTAAAGAACCTGATGCTTTCACCCACATATGATTATGTCCGAAACCATAATCGAAAAACAGTTTAAAATAAGGGTATCTTACTATTAAAGAGTTCATACAGCCTCTTAACTCGTCTTCTGACATACAAGAAGTTATTTCATTGATAATTTGAACGAAAAGGTGTAAAACTTCTGGTTCATTATTCAATAACGGTTTTTCTATAACTGCTTTTAAAAATATATTTTCTTTCATATTCTTCTATATTGCGCAGGGCTTTCGCCCTGTTGGTTAAACTTATAATATTGTAATCTCTTTATTGCCTATCTCTGTATCTACATTCAGAACCTCGTACTTTTGAGCCTTGTAGTTATAAACGACTTCACAAGTATTGAAACCTCTACCATCTTCTCTTTGGTCATAAACAGTATTTATATGCTGATACATTTTATTGCCTAACATGAAGTTTATTTTACCTGATGTACAGAAGTAAAATGCTACTGCATACTTCAATGTTTTCTTTTCATCAACCTTCTTTGTTGCCATATCTTATATATTTTAATTGTTATTCAAACTATGTTTTTATTATTATGATGCAAATATCAAATTTTATTTTGAATAAAACAAATTTTGATAGAAAAATTTTCAAATTATTTTTTGATACTATTCTTTATATATTCTATGTATAATTTGAAAACTATTCCTATCTTTGCATCAAATTATAATTTGAATATCATGCTAAGAGTACAAGAAATCTGCAAACAGCAGGGCATTACCATGCAAGACCTTGCTAAAAGAATGGGAGTGACATATCAGGCCTTGTATGCCGCAGTGTCCGGCAACCCTACCATTGGGAAGTTAGGAGAAATTGCAAAGGCATTAGGTGTAGGAATAACTGACTTGCTGAATGAAGATAAGGAAGAAAACACTGTTGTTTGTCCTCATTGTGGAAAAAAAATTAAATTAGAGAAAGGAGAATAATATGGACTATTTAATAATTGGAATACTGTTCTTCATAGGGAACATTGTTTGGAGTGTTATCTTATTGTGTTTTCAGTCTTACGCCAAAAAGAAAGGAGAAGATTTGGCAACAAAAGAAGATATTGCAGGGATTACTAAAGAAATCGAGTCTGTAAAAGATAGCTATAATAAATCATTGGAAGAACACAAAATTGAACTTCAAAAAGAATTTGAATCATATAAGTATATCAATGAATTGTGTAACAGCATAGATAAGGAATTATTAAGAAAGCTTGTTACTTGCAAAAGGGAAATGGAAAATGATTTTAGAATACATCGAGACAACGGTGATTATGGTTCTTGCGAATCATCAATCCAATCATTATATGATTACTTAAAAAATTATGATGTAAGATATAAGCACAATGAAAACGTAAAACTAATTTTTGAACATTATGAAATAATTGAAGGACTACATGAAAATTATGAGGAAGGATGTGGTCCGTTTGATACACAACAGTACATAAAGGAGCTTGGCAGAATCCATAGTTATGTTAATGGACTGATAGCTATTTTCTTACCAAAATTTTCAATAAAGCCGGAGCACTAAACCCCGGCTCATTAATTGATTAGCCCTTTGAATTTTAACCGATTTACGATTTCGATGTAAAGATACTCTATATCCCCACTAAAATCCCCATAATTCTGATAGAGAAACACGACATCAGCGCAGTTGTCGGAAATTGTACTCTTGGACTGAACCCCAAGTACCCTTGACATCTCTTCGCGTAACCCAGCTGTCATTTTCCCACCGGCAAGCGAACTTGGAGAAAACAGGTACAGGATAATGAAAATGAACTTCTCCGCTGGGTAACACTGTCAATATTCGGTGGACATCCTCTCTCATTCAGTAACTTAACAAATATTTTATAGATTTCATGGATAAGGCTTTTGTCTTTCAAAATCGGGGTGGTCAAGGCGTTTTCTTCCTCTGAAAGTTCTGATTTCTCAATTCTAATCTTTTTAAGGCGAATTATTTTGTTAAAATCCAGTTCCATAACACGATTATTTTAAAAGTAAATAGTATATTATGCATCATAATCGTGTAAGGAAGAGCTGATTCATGGTCGTGCGTGGGTTGGCTCTTTTTCATTCTTCCCCATTCGTGCTGACGAATGGTTTCTTTTCCAAATCATAGCAGGTGATATATACCCGTTTCCCATTGACATCACATAGAGCAAGGGCATATCCTTTCTCCAGTATTTTAACTGGCTGATTGTCGCAATAGGACAATACTTCCAACCGGAACTCTTATAAAATGACGTACTATCATTTGATTATCTTTAGTTTGTTATACCAGTGTGAAGAGAAAGGGAACCACCCGATTAGGAATGATTCCCCGAAAATGGTTACTTTATATAGTTTGCTCATGAATTTTTCTTCTTAAGTATTTCAACACATTCTTTTATCCCATCATCGAAACCTTGTTTATAGCCTTTAGTATATTCCCCTATAGTGTATACCGCCATTGACAGAAAAAATAGAAGGATACCTACAGGCTTATACCAACCGGGAAGCGAGATGGAAAACGGCTTAAATGTAATTGTGAAATCTCCAACCCATAATAGGGCGATAATACATATGATTGTAAATATAATTGTTTTCATAATCAACATATTTTTCCATTCAACTTAGGTCTTAGTTCATTGTATCTCATCTTCTGCTCAATATGCCATAGCAGGTCAAATCCGATTATTTCAGCTATGCAACACATTTCTTGCAGGATTCCTACAAACAGATATCCTATAGGGTAATTGTTCTTGTCATATCGTGCTATCACTCGTGTGACGTCATAACACCATTCAGTGAATGTGAGCGCCTTTCTGCTATTGATGTGTTCCGCGCTGTTGCTGATAGGGAATGATATGCTTGAAAGGTTTATGTCTATCAGCCCTGCCATATCCATCAGTATGATACAGGCATCGGAAAGCTCTTCCTCGACGCTGCCTTTGATTGTATCTTCATAGGCTACAATAAATCCCTTTTCCTTTGGTATCATCGTGTTGTAACCTTTGCATATAAGGCTATTCTCTGTCATGTCTTTATATCTCTTCACGTTAGCGTGCCTTCCTTTCCTATCCGCTTCCACAGCTTTCATAAGCGCTCCAACGATAAGGCAAAGGCAGTGTTCGTTACTCAATTCTTTATCATGGAAACCGTGCTCACAGGCGGTCTTATAAGCACGATTCCGTAGTTCGTTCAAATTAATATTGTTCATTTTTTATCTGTATGTTTTACTCATATTTGTTCCGTTTTACGTTATTTATTTCTTCTCGCCCTGAAACACCAATAGAATTCTATTACAAAGCATCAATCTGTGTAATTCTTTGCGGGTTTGTTCAATACTGTCAGTTTCGATGTTTACGTTGTGAGTATCACGGACTGCCTCAGTGACATACTCAATTTTGGTTATTAGGTGTTTCATTGGAATAATTATTTTTCTATTTTAATTTATATACTTGAAGAAAACTTATATATTTGTTCTCAAACTAAAAGAATTAATAACTATGTACGCTATCATAACTGAAAATGACTTATCACAATGGAAAGACAAGACTGGGAAATTATATCATCATCCCAAACGGCATTTGAAATCTCTTGTACCTGGAACTAAGGTTATTTATTATAAAGGTAATCTTAAAGATAAAAAATATGAGAAATACCGCTTGACATCGAAAGCTCATTATTTTGGAATTGGAGAGATTGGCAAACAATATCCTGATCCTAATTCTACTAAGAATGATTATTTCTCTGAGATAATAAATTTCCAAGCATTTGATAGTCCAATTTTTACAAAGGATAAAGATGGTCATTATTTAGAAACCATTCCAACTTCACGCCAAACAAACTATTGGCGAGATGGGACAAGACCCATAACCAAGGAAGTCTATGAAAAAATACTCTCTCAATCTTGTATTTCAATTGTGATAGATCAAAATGAAGAATTAACATCCCATGTAACAGAGGGAAAGCAAAAAAAGACTTACTCAACTACATATGAAAGAAAACCTGAATTACGTCAACAGGCACTAAACATCCATGGTTATACATGTATGGTATGTGGATTTAATTTTCTCGAATCTTATGGAGAAGTCGGTCGTGGTTTTATTCATATCCACCATATAAAACCTCTTTCTGAAACTGGAGAACAAATTGTTGATCCCCAAACCGATCTAATGCCTGTATGTCCTAATTGCCATTGTATGATTCACCGGGGAAAAGACCGTGTTTTAGCAATTGAAGAACTAAAACAGATGTTGAAAAAGAATAAACTCACTCCATAATATATCTTGAATCTACTGGTTGTCTGACTTATTATAAACATAATAGGCCAGCACCCAGTTGTAAATAGGATTTTCATAATAACCTTTATTATCAGTATCGGTTTTCTCAGCCCAGATAGAAGGATGATTAATAGAACAACCTACTCTCTCAACACTGCCAATGATTGCGCCAGTCTGTTTATTAATACCCACACACATCCATAATACAATTATCTATCGCATCGGCTTGAACATCATTGAATATCATGTAAGGTTCTCTGTCAGGCTTTAAGCTTGCATGAATCAGTATCTTCTGCCCAATATATTTATCAGGACAGGGCCAAGTACGGTTCTCAATGTCTTTAATACCATGAACTATCAAAGAGGCCCACGGCTGTTTTATGGTTATTGCTTTCATCTTATTATTTTTTACTTATATTTGTGCCAAGTAACTAAATGGTACGCATTGACGTTAAGGTTCAAATCCTTGTTGCTTTTTAATTATTGTTTAATTTTTAATAAATACTTTTATGAAAATAATACCGACAAATACTTGTCGGCTCATTTCAGAACGTATCTCAGAAATTTTCAGAAATTCTCAGAATAAAAAGCCGACAATAATTAAAAACAAATTTGGCTTTAAACTCAATTTAGGAATTATCTCCTTTAGGCTATGCCGAAAGGAAAGCCTTGTTGAATTTTCAACTCAACTGAATTTGGGGATTTTTCAATTTGAGTGGAGTAGAGAATGGAGTAGTTTAAGTGGAAAGAATGCCACTCATTGTGGAGGCGCAGGTTCGACACCTGCTCTCCATTCTTTTTTATCCTACATTTATCAAGTCAAACAATGTGGGTGCGCTGACCTCCATCTCCGCCTCATACAGATATGAAAGACTGTCTTTCCAATAGTCATAATTTAGTTCAGTAGATAATCCCTTACGTTTCAGTCTGATGGCACAATAAGGTACTGTGCCGATACCTCCGAAGGGGTCAAACACCAACTCACCCTTGTTTGAATACCGTTCAATCAGTCTTTCAACGATATCGAGCTGTAAAGGGCAGATGTGGTTCTGCCGTTTCTTCTGTGACTGCTTGGTATTGAGTGTGCGCATACGGGTGACATCATCCCATATCCAATCTTTCTTGCTTACAGGGTCAACGGCCATAAATGTTTTAGGCAGCTTTCCGTATATTTCCAATTCTTCAGCGAATGATACATGTTCCTCGTAGTTATATATATGTTCACGTTCGTAGTTCCTGAACAGATGGCGTATCTTATCTATTCCGGCTCCTTTCATGTCCTCATAGCTCAATAGAGAGTTACCAGAAGATTTCCAACTTGCATGGGCATCTATCTGCCAACGGGCAAGCGAGTATTCATTCTTATTCTTTGTCACCGGCAAATCAGCATAGGCTCGTGAGGTATCAGAAGGCAACTTTCGGAAGAGAAGAACATATTCCGGGCAACCGATACCCATCTTTGAACCGTCCTTGCACATCTCTGTATATCCAAGCCGATAAGTCTGGTTGTTCTCCCTCACCACATCCGTATCCACTGTAATACGCCCCATGTAGCGGAACCCGTGCTTCAGATAATGGAACACTGTCATTTCGCTGAACGGGTCGATGGTGGGCATACCGTCACCCGTAGCGTTGCCGAACAGTACACGGTCCTTTACATGGATGCAGGCCAACCGGCCGGGCTTTAAAATACGCATAAGCTCCGGGGTGAGATAGTCCATCTGCTCAAAGAACTTGCCGTTGTCTTCATTATGCCCGAAGTCGTTGTAGGTAGGCGTATATTCGTAGTGGTTGGAGAACGGGATACTGGTTACAATCAGGTCTACCGAATTATCTTCCATCTTCTGACATTCAAGTACATTGTCATTATTGATAGCTTTCCACAGTTTGCCGGACTTTTCTTCCCTGCTGGCAAACATCCACCGCATCATCTTTTCCTCTGCCTGTAAACCGAACAAACCGTTCTCACGAACTATATCGGTCATTTTGGCTACCATCTGGCGGTGTTGCGCCCACTTCTGCATGAAGCTCTTGTATATCTCTCCCTCACTTTCCGCATAGACCAGATAGAGGTCAACCGGATGCTGCTGCATAAATCGGTAGATACGGGCTATTGCCTGAAACTTGTCATTGAAACGGTAGTCAATAAACATGATTGCCTTGTGGCAGTGGTACTGGAAGTTCAAACCCTCACCAAGCATTTCAGGTTTGGCGGCCAGATATTTCAGACGGCCGTCTTTGAAATCCGCTATCACTCTGTCGGCTTCCTCATCATCTTGCGAGCCATACACAGCCTTACATCCGGGAATTGCCTTGCAGAGTGCCTCACGTTCAGCCTCCAAGTCATGCCATAAAAGGAAATGGTCGTCTTTGTTTTCCGGGCGATTGATAATCTCTACCACACGGGCAATCTTTTCCTGCATGTTGTCCCGACGTTCCTTAGCTGCATCAGCAAGGCCTAGAGCAGCCTCACGGAACATTTTCACCTGTCCGTCACGGTCGGCTCCGGCAGTGGAATTATCCACACTCACGACTTCTTCATGTACCCGTAACTCTGGTAACTCATATCCTGTATCGGGATAACCTAAATCAGACGGTTTGGTGAGGAACAACGCCCATGTACTTACCCATAACCAGAATTCCTTCTCCTTGTGGGGATAGAGGGTAAGATTGTTCGCCTTCGTGCTGTCACGCTGGAAGAACCTTGTAAGTGCCTGCCCGGTATCCATCACTCCAAGGTAGCCGGCATAGTGTATCAGCTCCTTGTATCTGTTGGGTGATGGCGTGGCTGTTGCGACAAACCTGTACGAAACTTCTGCAAACAGAGGAAGAAACTCCTGATAGGTCTTGGTCCCGAATCCACGTAACACGCTCGCTTCATCCAATGAGGTAACGGTAAAGTAGGAAGGTTCTATTCTTACTCCGTCCTCGCCGTCACGGACACGTTCATAGTTTGTCACCATGATATCGGTCGGACATTGCTTCACCTCCTGCATAGTACGTACATAGGTCACTTTCATGCCCAGATGCTTTTCGGCCTGTGTCAGGAACTCCACTACTACACGCTTGGGGCAAACTATCAACCCTTTGCCTCCTGTGCGGTTCAGGATCACCCGCAGTATCTCCAACTGGGTTACGGTTTTCTGCATACCAAAGCTGGAGAATATCGCACGGCATCCACCGGATATTGCCCAACGAACTGTATCCTTGACATGGGGATATAACGACGGGGTAAGTTCATCAGCCTTAACTTCAAATCCTGTCTGATGGCTGATTGCCATCTTGTCTTTCAAAAATTCTATATAATCTTTCATTATGCTATTCTTTTTTTGATTAAACTCATGTTCTTTTCCACAAGCCTTATAATGCGGTCATGATACTCTGATGTTCCGTTGCATACGGCTCTTGACTGTACTATCTGAAAAGATTTAAGATTCACTTCGATGGTTTCCACATGTTTTTCTCCGGCTATGGCTGTCATGATCAGGCATTCACTGCGTCTGTAATACCTGTTGGCGTATACACAATGGTGCATGGCTTTGCCCTCCTTGTAGAACTGGGTTACGCTTTCAAGCGGACGGATGATTATGCCGTCGCCTTTGATTTCCATGCCGAAGAATCTTTCCATCCGGTTGTAGAATGATGCTATATCCTCCTTGAGCTGCTTTTCTTTTTGGATAGCCTTTATTCTGTCCCTTTCCCTTCTTTGCCTTGCCTCAATTTCATTTTTCTTTCTTAGTAATCTGTCGTGCTCGGCTTTTAAATTTTTGGGACATACGTATTTGGCGTTATGCAGATCCTTGTGGAAATAGGACAGCAGGCTTATATAGTCATTCCACATGCTTGCATCTCTGATTATATAACGGTTGCGGTTGCAGATGTTGAAGGACGGTTTATATCGGAGCTGGTAATAGCCCGTTTTGTACATGTGCTTTAACATATCCGTCTGTCCGGTCTTGATACATAATTCCGCATCATTGCCACCTTTCAGAAGGTCTCGTACAAGTTTTGAGGGGGGTACATCGGGGAAACGTTTCCCGATTCCCCGCTTTCTCAATTCCGGGATCAGTTTCTTTCTTGGATATATCCATCCCCATATCGCATATAGGTCTCCACGATAATTCCAGCTGTAACTGCCGTATTCACCCTTTATGCTCAGTGGTTCCGAATATATCCATCCGCTGCTTCCCATATTCATCGGTTTTGCCATGATGGTGCGTTTCCCCTCGACGGTGATCCATTCCTGAACCACTTCAAAGAAAGTATAGTGAATATAATCCTGTCTGCTGTTCAAATCAAAATTCCTTTTTCTGACGTACTTGCAGCATAGTATATGTCTTATGATCTGGAACTCTCCGGCGGTCTGTAAGATGGACATGTACTTTTTTTCCTCGACTTTTCGTTTCCGGCTGACCTTTACGTCCAGTTTGTGGTGGCAGTACGGGCATTCGGTTGTATCACCGAGCAGGGTGGCTCCCAGCTCGCTATTGCTTGTGTCTATCCATGTTCCGCCGCACTCGGAACACCATAGCTCATCCTTGCACCTATATGCTTCGTGGGTGAATATATGTTCTTTCGCCCATTCTTTTTGTACTTCGGTAACGGTGGACAGTTTGCTGCTTAGTCCGGTTACACGTTTCTCAAGTTTCGTTCTCGGTTTCATGATTAGAACAGGCTCATTTGTTGGACATTATCATCCGCTTTCTTTCGGACGTTTTTCTTCCTGAGTGTCTGGTATTGTTCTTCCGCCAGCTGTGCGATTGCTTTGTCACGTGCCGCTTTCTTATCTTCTTCGGTGAGTTCCACAGGTTTGGCGGAGGATGATACGGACGTTTTCTCTCCGGCAGGCAGCCGGTTTATTTTGATATCGTCCTCATCATAGTAGTGCACTGCCATCCCGTAGACCTCCTCGTCTGAAATCGCTACGGCGTTACCACGCTTCCTGGCTTCACCTATGATATAACTACAGCATTCATCAATGCTTTTCTTCTCATTCGCATATTTGGGGGCGAACAGTGAATCTTCTTCCGCCCGTTTGTCCAGATAGGCTTTGATTGCCTGTTTGAAACTTTCATTACTTGCCATGGTTACTTAATTTTGAAGTGGTTGATAATATTTATTTGTGATTGATTCTGATGTTATACTCGCATAAGAATTTTCCTATATCGTCGCTTGCTATATTGGGAGGTGGTGCATTATCTCCGTATATAGCCCGTATTGCATCCTCATTTCCCCCGTATGCCTTCCAATAGGTGTAGGCAGTATGGTTGTTGGGAACGTTAGGAAAAAGTTCTGTGAAGGCGCTGAAATCGTTTTTAGCTTTTTTTTTGAGCTCCTGAATGTTTTTTACTCCCTCAATCATGGCGCACGCTGCATCTTCTATCCGGGTGAAACCTTTTTGGGATTGTTTCATGGCGGTTTCATTGGACAGTTTGACGTGCTCGTCTCTTCTATCCCTGCAAAAGTCCGATAGGGCTACTATAATGGACTGGTTGTTTATCCTGTTTCCCCAGACGAACTGTCCACGGCTCCCGTTTTTAAGCTGTGTGAAGAATATGCAAAGCTCGGCCAGATTGAGAAAATAATAGCTGGCCAATATGCTTAGCGCCGTTTCGGCAAGTTGTTGAGGTGCGATATCAATGCCTGCGTATCGGAGGATTGATTGCAGGTGCTCTGTGATAATCCTGACTGATGTGGCGTTGCCGAAGACAACATTGATGTCCGCAAGGGTGGGAATACCCTCAATCCTGATTGCTTGTGCTAGTGTCAGGTTACAATTCAGCTGGGCTTGCGTGCCGGACCAGTTGTCAACCAATTGGGAGGCTGTTGATCCATTTCTCAAGGTCTGCTGGAGCGGTGTCAGTGTCTCCGGCTTTTTCCTGGATTGAGGTATCTGTCCTGGGGACATTATCACAGTGATCTGTTTTTGAAGTCTTGTTTCCATTTTGAAGTCTTTTTTCGATTATCCAAAGGTTAGCCCGGCTGTCCCATCGTTCAATTTTAGCCCCGTTGGTGTTTTTCCAGCTTAGCGCATCGAAGTGGTAGAAGAATATCTCCGCCTGCTGTTCCCAGTCCGGGAGCTTGTCACGGAAGTAATCTTTCACCTGTTCCAGGGTAGGGGCTATAAATTCGGTTTTTGGTTTTGAAGGCTTCTTTTTAGGTTTTTCCTGTTCGGGCTTAAATAACTCGCTAGAGTTATTATTATCTTTACTCTTAAGTCTTATATTAATGTTAGCCTTTTTACTTAAAGGTTTACTTAAGTCATTACTTAAGAGTTTACTTAAGGGTTTACTTAAATCATTTAAGTAATAAACGGGCGATTTCGCATTTTTCTTACCTGACTCAAACTGTAGTAAACCTTTTTGCTGTAATCTGTTCCTGACTTCAATTACGGTTGGTTCTGATATACCGGTTGCGAGGACGATTCGTCTGTTGGGACACTCAAACGGATTCTCCCAACCCCGACTATTGCACTCGTTCAAAAGGAAGAAGTACAAATAAACTTCGTTCGAGGAAAATGCTACACTCTGATGTGTCTTCCAAAATTGGTTTACGTAATCTATATAAGTCATTGTAGGTAAGAATTTACTTCGTTTATGAACTCCTGTAGTGAATGGCAGATAACATACTTGTTTTGGTATCTCTCTGCTTCTGTCTGCCACGTTCGTTGGTGCTCGCTCTGTGTACCCTTCGGTGTCTTCATCTCTATACAGAGGGAAGCCCATCCCTTTTTGGGTATGAGCAAAATCAAGTCTGCTACACCTCTCACTGCTCCTTCATACTTCATCCGTGCTCCTGTCTTGGCATCACGTTTGCCACCGTTGGGCACTGCAAAAAGCATACGAGCCAGTTTGGGATATTGTAACCGGAACCATACCAAACAATCATGTTGTATTTGGCTTTCTGATAATGGTGTTGTCTGTTTCCTCATATTCTTCCGTTGAATAGGTTCATTGCCATATCTACCACATTCTCCTTAACCACATCATCCGTCCCTGTCACTCCGTTGGCTATTCCTTTTTTGGTCTGAATGACATCATACATATATTTGTCGATAGTATCCTTTCCAAGATAGTAGTAACAGTTTACGTTGTTCTTCTGTCCGTTCCGATGCGCTCGGTCTTCTGCCTGCTCACAATCGGAGAAAGTCCATGGGAACTCGATAAACGCCACACGGCTGGAAGCTGTCAATGTAAGACCTGTACCTCCTGATTTGTAGTTAAGGATGATCAGCTTGCAAGAAGGGTCGTTTTGGAAGCGGTCTACCGCTGTCTGTTTTTGAGTAGCATTGTCTTCGCCTGTAACGGTGACAGCTTCAGGGAATATCTTCTTTAATTCCTGTACTACTTCTTTCAGGTAAGCAAAGACTATCAGTTTCTCACCTCCGTCAATCACGTCATGGATGAATTCGGAAAAGACTTTGATTTTTCCCCTGGCTGATATGGCTTTCAATATTCCCATTTTCACCATTACTTCGCCTCTTAATGCCTTGGCCACCTTTTCATCGTCCGCATTCTTGTAAGTCCGGAGATACTGTATCAGGTCGGCTTCCGCTTTGTCGTATTCTTTGCGATTGGATATGTCCACCTCTATATATTGGCGTGACTTGTCCGGCAACTGAGTGAGTACCTTGGCCTTTTCGCGCCGGAAGAAGCAGGTCGATGATAACCTCCAGTTCAGTTCTTTCACATTGCTTGACTGTTTAGGTCCATCGCAGAACCTCTCTACGAAATACTTGTATCCTCCGAAATCCTCTAATCGTCCCATTATCTTGAGTTGTTGTATAAGGTCTGTATTGTTGTTCACTACTGGGGTTCCCGTCAGTTCCAAGATATATTCTTTGCCTTTACATATTCCTTCTACGAACTTGGATTGCTGGGTCTTGGTGGATTTGCACTTGTGTGATTCGTCAATGACTACGGATTTGAATAACGATATTCGTGGATCAAACTCAATGGATTTCATGGTAAACCGTGCATCCTCCTTTACTTTAAGTACAAAAAACTTTTTCAGTGATTCATAATTTGTTATGAATATGTTGCAGCATTTAGTCTCAAAGAAACGGTGCCAACTGGCTTTATTGCGATCATCCAGAATCATGGCATTTTTTCCGGCAAATTTCTTAAATTCACGTTGCCAGTTTATTTTCAATGCGGCCGGACAAATGACAAGGCACGGATACGCTTTTGCTATCGTAACCGTGCCTATTGCCTGTAATGTCTTTCCCAGTCCCGGTTGGTCCCCGAATATGCACCGCTTGTGCTGTAGCGCATAAGCGATGCCTTCTTTCTGATATTCGTACGGTTCCAACAGCAATCCGTGTGGAACCGTAAGTTTTGGAAGGTCGGGAATAGTATAGTCATTATACTCTCTTGTTGTCACTTTGTGCTGTACCCGGCTGCATATCCTTGTCTGTACCGCCCAATCTGCCATCATCCTCACGTATTCCTTATCTTGTAGAGATACCTTCCAAGCTTTTTCGTCAGCGATATAGGCTGCCCGGATATTCTGTTTTACACTTGGAATCCGTTTGACTAGCTCCACTAATCTTGGATGATATGGGAAGGCTAGTTTGAAGCAGTTGGGGGTAGTAGTTACGCAAAATGGGGACGGCGGTATCATGATGCAAGTTGTTTGACTTTACGTGGTTTACGTGATTTAATTTTCTTTCCGTTCATTATTATGTCAACCCCTGCATCATTCATAGCCTGCTGGAATTCCGCAACCTCTTGATTGAAGTCTGTACCGGCTTCTGGAATGGCGTCCGGTTGTACGTCTGCGTTCGCCGTGTCTTCCTCAAACGGAAGTTCCTGTTGTACAATTCGCCATTTTTTGTTGAACAGATACTCTTTGACTTCGAACTCACAGGATTGGATTTCCTGCTCCAGCTCGAAGGCATTGATATACGATTCATTCTCATTATTGAACATGGTGAACGGAGCGCATAGGTTCAGAACTTTTCCTGTTTTGAGAAAACGTTTGGCTATCAGAGTAACCCCTTCATTATCTCCATCTCCGCCAATGGAATACCCTGTAACGTCAAGCACCTGTCCTATGATATCAGGCACTTCATCTACTGATTCTATACCGTCCACTTCTTTCTGTTCTGTAAGCAAAGCGGCGTGGGGATTCAGCTTGCTGAACGCATTGATAAGGTCTGATGTTACCAGGTTCTTGCCTTCTACGGTGGTTGTACCATTCTCATCCTTGTAGGTGACCACCAAGGTACTGTCCTTGGTGATTTTAGCTTTTATGATCTTCATTATCTTCTATATTTATATTCGTTGACAAATTCGTTATAATAACGGTCTTCCGGAAGGGGAAGTGTTATTCCCAGTTCCGTGGCTGCATCTGCTTTGACCTTATTCAAAAAGTCCGTCATTTGCAGTGTGTTCAGTTTCGATGTGCTTCCGGCTATGACCGTTTCTTTTCCTTTGATAATGGTTGTCCTTCGTAGATATAGGTTGCAGTAATAATCGTGTACGTCCTGTTTGTCCGTTCCTGTTTCCTGTTCGATACAGGTAAACCAAAGCCACATTAGGGCGTTTTGACTTAATGTGCGCGGCTCTGTGTAACGTTCGATAATTAACCTGTAACGACCGTTACGGAGCTGCGAGCACATGAAATCAAAGGACTTGTTCAGTGTTACCACACCTTTTTCTTTTATAAGGATAGCTTCTTGTGCCATTATTCCAGTCCGAAAATCTTCTTGTCCGTGATAGATTCTCTATTAGCTTCCAAAAACTCTATGAAATGTTCTACGTGTGCCGTGAGCAGTTTCACTGTCTGTTCGTGATTGTAAGTATAATATTCCGGATATTGCGTACCACTGATAAGCGGTGTGCGGCTGGTACCGCCTTTCAGCGCATAAGCCGTAAACTCAAATGCCTTTATGCTTTCCATCTGACCGGAAGCAATTAGGCAATAAGGGTAGACATGGCGCTGCCACCCGTGGGCGTATTTGCCGAACTCGTATTTAGATGTGGATTTTATGTCATAAACAACATCCTTTCGGAGTTCGTCGATAAATCCGTATAACTCCACATTTCCGTACTGGGTAGGAAGAATGGCGGATACATAGACCTGACTTAATGAGCCTTTGAAATACTCTGCCTGTTCTATACACCATTGTCTGTCAAAAAGGAAATGCCGTGCAGGTGCGATATCCGTTGCTGGAAAAGCTACTTGTATGGTATTGGTTTCCTTATCGCCAATGATGGAGTAGGGGGAACGCTCTGTCGGCACGTGATTTTCGCAATGGACATAGCAGTCAATGATAGCATTGAAGGCTGTTCCCTTGTCGGCTGCTTCACTCTCAAACGGTACACGGTTGATAGCATCCAGAAGGTCTTGCTTCAGGCTCTCTTCGATTTCTTCCGGAGAGCGTTTATACTCTCCGGTTTCATTATCAATGTTCCAGAAGTTTTCCACTTCTTCATCAGCTCTCAGATACTTGTCGAATTTGTCAAGTAATGAGGGATAGATTCTATAACTAGGCTGCTTCATATATTTTTTTGACTTTGTCGAATTTCAATCCTAATTCCTTGCATCTTTTATTCAGTAGCATACCTGCTTGTAATTTGCTGTCGAAGATATGCTGCAGGCTCTCCAGTGATTGTTTCACTTCGTTGGCCGTGTCCGCATCCGCTACCATGGCTATCTGTTCCTTGATAACTTCCATAAGACCTTCATATTCGGAGGACAGTTCTGCCTGTTTTTCCTGATAGGTCTGATAAGTGTTTACAATCTTTGTCATAAAGTCGTTCGGTCCGGTGATTGTACCTTCTGCATTAATGATAACTGGTATCTTTATGCGTGCCGGAAGATTGCAGGTATTCTTACCGTAGAATTTCTCGCACGGATCAAAAGAGATGGTTCTGTCCTTACCTATGGCTTCCATATAGCCTACAAGATCAAGTTCTTTAATCAGGTCACCGGCAGAAGAACCTCCGATTTCCGGGCGTATCTGTTTGTCTTCTCCGTTCTTTTCCTCGCGTTCATGGGCTACGAATATTACTGATTTACCCATTAGTGTGACTTGGTTTACGAAGTTGATGAACATATTCTTTCGTACTCCATATCCTTGCAGGGACAGTGTGCCATCCGCTTTCTTCATTTTGGGATTGTTTTTCATTATATATTTATCCATGAAGGATAACATTTTTCCTGCCGTATCAATAACGATGGTCTTGTATTCGGCAATTTCTCCGCTCGTAAGAACTTCATCCACCTCTTCCCATTTGGAAATTTGTACGGTGTCTACACGGTGGGCTGCATTCACACGGTGAACGCCACCGTCAAAGTCCAGGAGTAGTGGCTGGGGAGAGCTTAACGCCAGTGTGGTCTTTCCCATACCAGGTTGTCCGTAGATTAATGCCGACAGGGCATTCTTAACTGTCAGTTCGTTAGGTTTTTTGATAAGTCCCATAATCAATAATTTTTAGTGGTTAATAAATGAGTTAAAAAAAATAGTTCCCGGATAGTCGGCCAGGACACACCGGGATAAATAAGGATATAGAATATAACATATAAAGAGGGCTCTCACCTCACGCTGTCCTTTCCAGCGGCTTTGGGTTAAATTATTATCTAACAAATTGCTCTCTGCTTCACTGCCTTGAAGTCTCTAACATGGCTACGTTTATAAGGGTGTACGGCTCCCTCTCTTTGGGTGTGGGTAATACAGGATTCGAACCTGTATCTGTATTCCTCCTGAAAACAATCACAAACCGTCTGAACGTAAAGAAAAAAGTGAATACCGCTTTTCCATTAAGCTAATTACCCGTGTGGCTTATGCCACTTTCTTTTTTAATTTTCTAGGCTTCCTTGGCATTTTGACCTGTGCATAACGCAGGACATCACTGGCATTGCAGAACCATTTCCCGTTTTGTGCGCATGTAGGCTTGTCGGAACGTATTTTGTTTTCTTCGATCAGTCTGATAAGCCTTCCTATGCCTCCAACTATTTTGGCCGCTTCTCTTTTACCGAATGTATGGGTGTCCATGATGGCTAGGATGTCTGCTAGCCGTGCTTCTGCCGTTCCATCAAATAAGATGGATGTCCGTAGTTGGTTGTTAACTGTATAGTTCATAATCTGAATCTGTTTTTGTTCGTCTTGTTCTTGATACTTGGGTGGTTCTTGTCTTTGCTCTGCTGCATTGTCTCATGTCGGGATGAAAATCCAATGCGGCAATGACAAGGAACAGGATGGAGAAGAATAGCTCAAGCCCGTGTTTACGTATCTCTTTTATATCGAAGTTGATCTTCATGCGCTCACAGAACATGTATAATACAAGCTCGGTATCTTTGGAAATACCCAGCTTTTTGTATATATCCCGCTTCTGTGCTTTGATGGTCCATTCCGAGCGTTGCAGACTGTCGGCTACTTCCTTGTCGGCCAAACCCTTGCAATATTGTTCGGCGACAAGATGCTCGCGCTCTGATAGCGTAATCATGACACACGCTGGATTTTGAACTCTCCGCGCTTGCGGTCAACCTCTCCTGTTCGTTTCCAATCGGCATTTTCTACACACATCTCCAATCTTAGTCTGGAAATGGTTGTGTTGACGGAAGATATCGCACGCACAGGGAACACAACGATATCACCTACCTTCATCGCTCTCAATGTGGCCGCCCAATTTTCTGTTACTTTTACCATATTACTTCAATTTAGCGAGTTTAACAATGTTGTCTAGAGCATTAATGCTGCTTTCGTGTCGTGCCTGTAGGCGGGTGAACGAGTCGAACCACATGTCGCTCTGTTCCTTGACTTCTTTAAGGTCTTGTTCCAGTTCTTGCACACGTCTTACAAGGTCTTCGTGTGTCATGCTTTGTAATTCTTCTACTGTTGTCATAGCTTTATTTTTTTTGATTTTCAATATTGTCAAGTTCGTTGCTTATCACTAATGATGTTACCGCGAAGGCGGTGGATGCTATCCAGAACCATACGCCCATATCGCACATGGTAATAAGGAGTATCGCGTATGATACTGCGCATAATATTGATATTGCTTTCATTTGATTGTGTATTAGTTTTGTTCCCCCAAACCAATCCGATTGGCGGCATCACGCTTTTATTGGGGGATTTACTTAACTTTGTGGTGTCAAACAAAAAATTAAGTATTATGAACAAGTTTGTTGAAATCACCGTGGATGGTGAAAAGTGCATCATCAATGCAAGTGCAGTTCAGCTTGTAAAGCCTACCGATGAAGGTACATTGATTTTATTTCAAAATGGAGCTAAAATCCATACGGAATTTAGCTTTCAGGAGCTGTCAAATATTCTTCTGAACTAAAATTTCTTTCTTGTATATCGGGATAGTGAACAACTTTATGACAACGGTTTTGTTGATTATCCCGGTATCATCTTTTCCTATAAATCCATAGGGTGTAGGACGTATTTTTACTATTTTTTCAATTATTGCTTTCATTGTCATAAGTAGATATTATTAGTTTGTGCCCCGATAACCTCTCTCTGGTCTTCCCACCGGAGTTGTCAGCTACTGTTCTTCACTGCATAACCGTTCGGGGCATGATCGCCCTTACTTCGCCCGGCTGCTTGCATCGACCTTGTTACAGGCTGCTTGCTTCGACCGTTAGTTCTCGCGTCCTCTATGCTGGGATTGAGGGTAAGCGCCAGTATCGCTTTCTGGAACGGATTGCTAAGGGCAATCACTCCATGTAGTTCCTGCCATACCTTTTACGGATTGTTTCCGGTATCGAGACCGGACAGGATAATCCTGATTAATGTCCTTATTAATCTCCGCAGTACTGGGAGCCTAAATATCCACGGCTGTTGGAGTTGTAGCAGTCTGACCATTCGGCTTTGAAAGTGACTTTTTCTGCTTTGACCGGAGTGAACACCTTGTTATTTCTTTCTTCCTGTTGTCTTGCCAGCTCTTCCTGCATTGTAACATTCAGTTTTGCCAGTTTCCATGTTGATTTCAGAACTTCACCGAAGGTCTTGCCTTGTTTCTTGCCTACATACTTGTAAGTTCTGTGGGCATCTCTCATAATCTGTCGTAAATCGAATCTTTTCATTGTCTTACCTCTTTTTAGTTAGTCAATATTTTTGCACTTCCGAACTATTTTTCGTTCCTTTGTGCTGTTGTTTATTGTTTGATGTTGCAAAGATAGATTTAATATCTAATTTATCAAACAATAAATCTAATTATATTTAGATATTAACTCTAATTAACTCGAATATATGAAAGGTCTAAAGGAGCGGTTATTATACTTTATTGAGTATAAAGGTTTACCAGTACAGATGTTTGAAAAGATAGTTGGACTAAGTAATGCAGCAGTTTCGAAGATGGGTGATAATACAAGACGTTCAACGATAGATAAAATATCTAAATCGTTTCCGGAATTAGATGTGAATTGGCTTTTAACAGGTCAAGGAGAAATGTTGTCTTATGGTCAAGATGCAGAATCTATTTCAAATAAAGTACAAGAGCCTACATCCCATTATGGTAGGAAAGAACTAAATGAAAGAAATGGTTTCACCACATATCTTCTTCCCATGTCAGCTATGGGAGGAACGCTTACGGGTTTTGCGGCTCCAGGCGCAATGCTCCAAAATTGTGAGGCTATAATTTCACCCATTGAAGATGTAGACTTTGCCATTACAGTATATGGAGATAGTATGGCACCTGAATACCCCTCAGGTTCCCGTATTTTGATAAAGAAGATAAACCCCAATATCTTTATAGACTGGGGTAAAACATACGTTTTGGACACTGCAAATGGGGTTATAGTAAAGGAACTTCATGAGTGCAAGGGTAAGGAAGGTTATGTGAAATGCCATTCGGTTAACCCGGACCCGAAATTTTCGGACTTTGACGTTCCTTTGTCAGAGGTGTACGGCGTGTATCGAGTACTTATGTGTATGTCGGCAAAATAACAAGTGAAAGCAATCTGTATAATAAACTTTTAATATAAAATACTATGGATTTTAAAGATGCAATTAAACAACTCGCAGACAGAGTTGGAAAATTAAAAGATAACATTCAAACAGAAGAAGCAACAAAGAACGCTTTTATCATGCCTTTTATAAATGCTTTGGGATATGATGTCTTTAACCCGTTGGAAGTATTGCCAGAAATGACTTGTGATATTGGTACAAAAAAGGGAGAAAAGATTGATTATGCCATAATGAAGGACGATCAGCCTATCTTGCTTATTGAATGTAAACACTGGAAGCAGGATTTGAATCTTCACGACAATCAACTATTGCGTTATTTCAATGTTTCAAAGGCTAAGTTTGGATTATTGACTAATGGTATTATTTATCGTTTTTATACAGATTTGAAAGAACCCAATATAATGGATGATAAACCATTCTTGGAAGTGGACATAACGGATTTGAGGGATAATCAAATTGAAGAGTTGAAGAAATTTCATAAATCGTACTTTGACGTAGACAATATACTAAACTCAGCCAGTGAATTAAAGTATATGGGAGAATTGAAGGCTATCATTCAGGAGGAATTTTCCTCACCGAGCACTGATTTTGTGAAAATGTTTGCGACTAAAGTATATGAAGGAAGAATGTTGCAAAATATAATCGATCAGTTTACCCCTTTGGTAAAACGTGCTATTTCTTCACATATCAATGATATCATTAATGAGCGTTTAAAAGGTGCTTTAACCGTTAGTGATTCAAAAATTGAGTCGGCTCAACCGAAGCAAACTGACACTCCGGCTGAAGAAACTCAAGCAGAAAAACAACCAGAATCAAAAGTTGTTACTACAGAAGAAGAACTTGATGCTTATCGTATCGTTAAGGCAATCTGTCGGAAAAAAGTGGAAATATCTCGTATAGTATATCGTGATGCCCAAACATACTTTAGCGTTTTGCTTGATGACAACAACAGAAAGCCTATTTGCCGTATGTATTTCAATACAGCTACAAAATATGTGGCTACCATTGATGAAAATAAGAAAGATGTAAAACATGTTATCGAAAGTCTTGATGATATTTATAATTATGAAGATGATTTCTTTAAGACAATTGATATGTATGAACACAAAGATTAATCTTGTTTGGATAGGAATTTATTTATGCTCAATGCTTTAGGAGAATATTAGACATGTATAATATTAGTATATATACCCAAAAACATTAACAAAAACACAGAAGAGATTATTAGATATGTATGTTTAAAATATTTTAATTATGAAAATAATATCATTATTCAACAATAAAGGAGGAGTTGGAAAGTCGACTTTAGCTTTCCATATTGGATATACTTTGGCTGAAATGGGGCATAGAACTCTTTTTATTGATTTAGATCCTCAATGCAATTTAACAATATGTTGTATGAATGAAGAGAGGCTCCACCGAATTTGGGAAGAAGAAGATCCTTTTATAGATGATTTTGAAGATGCATTTGTGAAAAATCCTGATATTACTAATACGCCAAGAAGTATTCATTTTCTTTTGAAACCTGCAGAAGATGGACTTAGTGACTTGAAAAACACACCTCCTGTGTTAAATTTGGATAAAAATTTAGATTTGATTCCTGGCCGTTTATCAGTGCATAAATATGAGAATAAAATAGCAGAAAGGTGGAATGGTGCTTATCAGGGAGATAATCTATCTATTAGAACTATAACTAATATCAGAAATATATGTGAAAACTATACAGAACTTAATGGGTATGAATATATTATTATAGACACATCACCTAGCTTAGGCATTTTAAATAAAGTCATAATATCAATAGTTGATGGGTTTATAATACCAGCTCAACCTGACATGTTTAGTTTGTATGGTATACGGAACATAGGTAATTCTTTAGATATATGGCAAAAGGATTTTAATACCATATATACACTTATTTCATCGGATAAAAGAAGAAAATTTCCAAGAAAATTTGTCCAATTCTTAGGGTATACAATTTATAATTGTAAAAAATATGGAAAAACAAGAGGGGAGTCTGGAAATGAATATGATTTAGCCCAGGCTCATTATCAATATGTTCACCGTATTCCTGAGGTTATTCTTGAATTTATTAAAGAGAATAATAGAGAAAATCTTTCTCAAGAAAATATTTCTAATCCTATCGGTGGAAAATCAATAATGCATTCTCATAATACATTTCCAGCGATGGCGCAGGCTTTGAATTGTCCTATGTGGAGAATCCCTGAAAAATGGACAGAACTGAGTGAAAATAGCCCTGAATACATTGGCTTTTTAGTGGAAAATGGTTTTGATTATAATAGGGGAAATAATGGTAAGTTAAGAGAATTGAAAAGAGCATATATAACGTTTGTTGAAGATCTTATTACTAGAATTAATACGCTATGAATGAACAAGATATAAATGATATTGTAGAATATTATAAAAAACATATGCATTTGATAAAGCCTTTTAAGGCTACGGTAGAGAGTTTTTTTAATACTCATCCAGAGTTAAACTGTGAACCTTTTCCAATAATTCATTCTGTAAAGTCTAGGATTAAAGATCCTGAGCATCTTAGAGATAAGTTAAAAAGAAAGCAATCTTCTCAGAGGGTTATCAGTACAGCTAATCTTTTTGCACAAATAACGGATTTAGTAGGAATACGTGTTCTTCATTTATACCAAGATCAATTCCCAATAATTCATCAAGCTATTTTAGAAAATATAAATAATGGAGAATGGGCTTTTGTAGAACCACCTATGGCATATAGTTGGGATCCTGAGACAAAGATTATGTATGAAGAATTAGGTTTAAAGAATGAAATTAGACCAACATATTATACAAGTGTTCATTATGTTATTAAACCTAATAACCAAAATGCAAATCCGATATGCTGTGAGATTCAAGTGAGGACGTTATTTGAAGAAATATGGGGTGAAATAGACCATACTTTAAATTATCCTCATCCGACAGAAAGTATTCCATGTAAAGAACAATTAAGAGTACTTTCTAAGCTTGTTTCTACAGGAACAAGACTTGCCGATTCTATTTTTCGCAGTCATGAAGATTATAAATGTAGAAAACAAAAAGATGGAAATCGTAATACTTAATTATGATATATGAATATCATAGACCTACATAAAGACAATTACAGCACCAACGAATAATCGGTCGGTTTGTAACATGAATCTTTTTGAGATATTGGAAGATACCCAAAAAGAATTGAAGCGATTGGAGGCTCTAAATCTGAATACCAAAAGCTATCAGTCTTATGCTGACATGATTATGGCTCATAAATTCTCCATACAAGAAATATATGAGTTCTTGAATGGAGCACCTATAGGTATTATATCAGAACGGAGCAGGGAGCGCATCAAACCTCTTCTGAAGCATCTGGGGGAGAAAGGAGGAATAGCATCTTTCTTGAAAAGCCGCTCTTTGATTTCTTCGAGTAGCATTTCGGTTTCTATCAACCTATTCATTAAGTCGGATTCATATTCGACTGTCAAGTGAGGATTTACAATCGTACCGATAATGGTAATTCTATGTCGGATATTCTCTATCTCATGAAGAAGAGTGTGCGCCAAATGAATTCTTTCTAACATCATGGTTGTTTAATTTGAATTTTGACAAAGATAACCAATATTTAAGTATATGATTCAAAAAGTATATGACTGTTCATGTCAGTGGAAAAATCAAGACCACTGCCAGCTTTCACCTTCATGCAAAGGGTGGGGATGTCGATTTCTGTCTACGCCCATTGAAGAGATTCCAGCAACAATCCAGGAGAAAGCAAAGCTCTTTTCCAGAGTGTACCGGGAAGCGAAGCAAAAGGGAGTGCTGGAATGTCCGCACTACCGATCAATTTTCATAGATGAGGTGCTGGCCAATTTGCCGAAGGGTGAAGTGTGTTAAATAAATGGTTTATGTTATTGTTTATTGTTTGATTTTCGTATATTTGCAATAAATCTTAATTTGAATGGGAAGTTGGAGTGAACAACAGGAAGTAAAGAAAGAACGGAAAGAAAAAGATAAAACTAGACGAGATAAACTCGCAGGATATTTTTTCAACCTTTCCCAACTGACTTTTGTTGCATTGGTATTAGGTGGTGTAACTCCACTATATACTAATATTGAAGTAGGAATAAATTGGTATATATTAGTAGCCGGAATTACACTGACCATAATTTTAGCCAATATTGGAAACTTAATTTTAAAATAACACAATATGGAAATGTTAGCAGCAATATTCACCGCAGGCATTATAGTAGCAGGAGCATTTTTGATTTGGCTCAAAACCAAATCTGGGAAGAAATGGCTCGCAAGCTTATAACCCTTGACATATACAGGGTTATTATAGGTGGAATCTCTACCATCATTTTTATTAGAATAGGAAATACAATTTTAAAATAAAGTGGATTATGGACATGTTAAGTTTAGTATATACAATAAGTGCTGTTGTAGGTGGTGGATTTTTGGTGTGGCTTAACACAAAATCCGGGAAAAAATGGCTCGCAAATCTATAG